AAAGATACAAAAAAGCCAACTAATTCGCAATACTTTGTGTATGAATTAGTTGGCTGATTTTGTAATATTTAATGAATGTCCCTAATTAAATTCTAATTGTATTATCAGTCAACTGTTAATCAACTTCCACTAACTCACCGTTTTCCAGTCATCAGCAGTTTTCATGATTTTCTAAACAGGTGGCTGAACGCATTATCCAAATCCAAGTCCAGATTCAGTTTGGACGGGAAAGATTTAATGTATTCGTACATCTTATAAGCGAGGTTGTCATCATCACCGCACCTATCAATCAGTGTGAGCAACATGGCGTTCACCATGTCAGAATCATTGCCGAAGTTTTCCTGAGTGGATTCGCTGCAATGATTCACATCACTTTTCAATCTCTTTATCGCGGCTATGGCTGTGTTGAAGTTTCTTTTTGAATCGTGTCTGAGTTCAAAGCCTTCCTTCTTGTATTGCTGCTGCATTTCTAGAAGGTTGGTTTCTAAAACGTCCGTGAGGACAAATACGATGTTGGTTATCGTATTCAGTTTGTCTGTTCCTTGCATGATCGTGTATTTTTTAACAATTATTCTATTTGATACAAGCTATTTTAAAGCCGTACAATTAATTTTACTACATGGAAGCATCAACTACAGGCTTTCTTGTTGAAAGTCTTGTCACAGGGCTGGGAATGCGGTCTATCGTCCTCTTTCTTCGCCCTGTCAATCCATCTTTGAAACTTGGCAGCTACAAGAGGACAGTGGATGCGCAGGTTTCTGTCGCGTTCCGCTTCCCATTCACGTATCTTTATAAGCGTTTCGGTATTCATTGAAATAATGTTTTTTGAATTCTTGATAAAATGTACTTGTTAGCATCATTGTAGAAATTCCTGTCGATCTCAAAACCGTATGCCTTTCTTCCACATTGCGCAGCAGCCAAAAGCGTACTTCCACTTCCAGCTACAGGGTCTATAACTACATCACCCTTATCGGTGAAGATTTCAATCAGTCTACGAAGTAAGGGAATAGGTTTCTGTGTTGGATGTACTTTAGGATTATCATCATCTCTAACCCAGTCGAAGCAGTTGAATATCATCCTTCCATCATTATTGAATTTCGGTAGTTTATCTCTATATAACAACAAACCGTATTCACAATTACCAACAATCTTCATATTGGCTTTTAATACTTGTGCGGAAAAGTTCTTACGGAATACCAACGGAATGTATTTCATTAGCCCGTACTTCTTACCAAGTCCTATGAACATGAACTGCTGTTCGTATTCGCAGAATATTATCATGCAAGGGGATTTACCGGGTTTCTTCGGTTCTTTTACCATCATATCACTGCAAAAATGCATAAACTCGGCAGGACGAAATTCATTTTCTGAATTAAAAAACTTTTTCCCAGCAAGATCGCTCTCTCCGTTTTTATTATCCCCATTTTTATACCATGAAGGATTGCTTGCATAAGCATTAGTACCCAAATTATAAGGCACATCCGCTATAATCAATTGTGCTTTAGGTAATTGATAGCTACGAAAATTTTGAAATGAATCTCTATAGAGTTCAATATCTTTCATAATTACTTCTTTAAAAAATTATTGCATATTTGCCCATATCTGTCACAAGCACACACTCTATGCCCTTTAGCCTTACAATACGCAGAATTATCCCCGAAGTCCGAGGCATTCTTGCAATTCCGGCATTTGACATATACAATTTCCGGTTTGACTTTCTTTGGCATACTCATGGTGACATCAGCATTTTTCTGGCTTCCTCATCTCCGGATTCAGCCCGGCGTTTCATTTCGTTGTACAAAGTCAAAGAAGAATATCCTTCAGGTGGAATAAATTTTCTGTTCTCTATCTCATTCTGCACCCTTTTTCGGTTTATCGCGTCCAGCTCATAATTCCTTTCGGAATTGAACTCCTTGAAGAAAGCATTGCCTATTCTTCTGGCATCAAATGATGCGAATGAATTATCATACTTCCCAGCCTTGTAGCGTGCAAAAAACAGCATCAGTTCAGAAAGCTTGTAAGCCTTGACCTGTGAGGCAAAGGACTGACAAAAGATTCTTATCCCATCGGCAACGCCCTTTTCTTTGCTGTTGGAAGCTCCGAATATGCCGGACACCTGTATGTCAATCCAATATTCGGAAGAACCATAGCCGTAAAGCGCATCATACTGCATCAGCGATGGACAGTCTGCCATATAAGCTTTTTCCGGGTTCTGAAGGACATACCCCCACTGGACCGGTGAAAATACTCTTTCAACCTCAGAACGGTCTTTCCATTTGGTCAGCCAAGCCTTCTTCGAGGTCTCGCTTATGTTGTTGTAGCAAGCTAAGAGCGTAGGCGTTAGCTTCCTGTTTGTCTGTATAATTGCGCCTATTGTTGTTTCCATTGTTCCGTTGTTTTTCAAGTTCAATTTTCAGCCATCGGGCAAAATGCGATTTTGCATCTTGGGGTGATTTAACAGTTTCTCCCTCGTTTTGGAGCTTCATAAAGAACTTCTCCAAGTAATCATAAAAATCAGGAGGCTTGAAATCCTTATACCCACATAAACGAGTATTCATGCAGACAGCTTCCATCCATAAACTATTCGACTTCAATTCTTCATAGCACTCATCCAACCCTCTTTCAAAAATCCCAGTCGGAATTTCTTCATACGCGCGCGGGGGAGAGAGATAATTATCTTTGTCTTTATCTTTGTCTAATGCGCGTACATTATACTGTAAGGGCTTAGGTACTACTTTAGGTTCATGGTTAGGTATAAGGTTAGGTTCTACTTTAGGTTCAACTTTAGGTGTCAAATTTTGATAGCTAATCTGATACCTTGTTTTATTCCGTTGTCCTTTTCCGCCTGATTTGAATGTGATAAGACCCGCCTGAACTAATCTGTTACGTGCTGATTTCATTGAGTTGACCGACACTCCCACGTCAGATGATACCTTTGTATCACTACGCGTCCAGCTATCCACCCAGCCTAAACGATTCGCTGTTTTTAGCAAGTAAAAATAAAGCCTCGTTTCACAGCAGGTAAATTCCCAGTCTTCGTCAAGAGACCAAAACTTATTTATCAGTTCTATATAAGTCATATATCTTTCAAATAATTATCCACCACTTTAATAAACTCGTCCAATGATCGGACAACAACGTACTTCGCCCCAATACTCTCAAATTCCTTTTGATAAGCTTTCTGATTCTCTGACTGTCTGCCTGTCTTTGCTTTTAATTCAATACCACAAAAGGGATAGAATCTATTTGGAATAAGCAGTATCAAATCAGGGAAGCCAGCACGAACACCCATCTGCTTGAACTTGGAAGCTTCAATAGCATTACGCTTTCCTCCATTGGGAGAATGATGGAGCCTTTTCGTCCATTTAGGGTATTTAAAATCCCAATATTGAATAATAGCCTTTTGAAGCTGATCTTCTAAATGTCTCATTCTATCTTTTTAATTAAAAGCCCCGAAGCGCATTCTCCGGGGCACAACCATTATTTATTAACCCATGCCATTTATGTGTGGCTCACATTTATGAAGCGGTAACAGGAATCGAACCTGCATCTAGGGAAACCATATAGGGTGTGACAGCCATTCTCACATTATACCACATACCGCCTAACATTATTCAATCAAAATTGAAATTATCCTCACCATCCGACTCTTCGTCCGGCATATCATTACCGAAATCCATCGGAATGAACCAATCTGAAATAAACTCTTCCATATCAGTCAATTTTTAAGCATTAAGGAACTCTGGTTTAACATCTGGATTTGCTTCATAAGGATAAACATCCATAATAGCAGTTTCCGCTACCGAAGCAATCACGTAGTCTGCCATTGTGCCTTTCATTCCTTCATCCAGTTTTTTGACTGCATCTCTCAAGTCGGCTGCTTGAACAAGAATGTTTGTGGATGTTTTCTTTTCCGCACCAGTTTTTTCATCCAATGTGATAAAGTATAACTTGCATTTAAAATACCTGTCAGCCGATTCTTCATCTGAGAAAAATATCTCAGAATAGTTGGCACGTTTTATGTCAGAAACAGTAAACTCACCGCTGATAAACGGTGTCATTTCCTCAATACATCTTCCTTCGCTTTCTGTAAAAGATAAAGAATCAAATAAATAGGGTTCCGTTACTTTTTTGCTCATACCGTTTTCCATTACTTTTTCGTATTTAATCTTTACCTCAAACCATGTATGCATCATAATCATTCCTCCTTTGTCTTGTTACGTTCCTTAATCATTGCATCAGCTATCTGATAAGCTGCTTTAGCCTGTCCTTCATAGTCGTAGCTTATAACACCAATTTCTTTGGACGGGAAAAACAATGTTACAACCATGTTCCATAAAGTTCTCCTGCGTTTTGTTGTCATCATTATGCACTTCATTGCTTCAAGCGCAATATGATCTCGTGATATGTTGCTTTCCATAATTTTATTGCTTTAATTGATTAATAACTTGTCTTTTGATTTTCTTGTACAGCTTCCCGACAAAACGTCCATGCTTCTCTGTTCCGTCATCGGGCAACTCGTTTTTATAAATATAAAGAAGTAACTGGATGAGAAGCACTTCTTGTTTTGTCAAAGTAAGTTTCATGATAATAACCTAAAGGAGCGATTCTATATCGCAAAGTTCAGCATATATCAACATCAGCCATACTATTATTTGTAACAGGATAGCCATATAATTATCACTGTCATTCTTATAAAACAATATCAAGAAAGATATTGCCATAATGATAAAGGCACTGATTCGTATAATCATTGTTTCAGATATGAAATTTGTTTTGTTCGACCTCTATCTCCATCAACTGAATCAAACGTTCTTCGTCTGGAGATGGGATATATATACCACATTGGGCACTCGAAAAATTCCGAAACCGCTCAATGGTAAGGCTAAACTCTGTACTATCAAGGTCAGACGAACTTCTTAAGTATTTTATTCTCCCAAGAATCTTGTCTTCTCTCTCACGGACGAAAGTGTCTTTGTTGCAGAGAATCTTGTAATAGTTCCGCTTTACATATTCCATCGTTTCACCGATTTGGCAACCGAAATAAGCAAGGCAGACATGAAGGTATTTGTTCTGATTTAAAGATCTTTGGGGTTTCTTTTCCGTCAATTCAAACACCTTCTGTTCCTTTATCAACTTCTCCAGCTTCGCTCTTGCCTGCTGGACGTGGAGAGGATTAGAGCCGTCGTACTTCATCAGAATGGCAAATCTAAATCATCATCCGACACACTTGGTGCATTATTTATATCCTCTGGGGTGGGTGATGTATTCTGAGGTACAAACTCTTTGAAATCTCCAAAAATATATTGCACTCCTTCTACCCGTTCCTCTCTTTTAGGAGAACAAGTGATGAAATGCGTATGCCCGAACTGGGATTTCTCTTTGCGTTCGATAACAGCCACATTCACATAGATTCTTTCAACTCCATCTTTACACTTAATTTTCTTCATCTGCTCACGAGGTATATCAGAGAGACAGATAGAACCACTTAAAATTGCCATAATTATATTGTTTTTAATGTTACACTTCCAACTACTGGAATCTCTTTTAAATATTTCTTATACAAATCAGGATAATCTTTCTCAAACGCCTTCTTGTCGAAATCCTTTCTGATAGTGTCCTTTTTGCGAGTAAATGATATGATATCACCTTTCCAACTATATTCACCGGCTTCTACCATAGCCATCATTACGCCATCAGTTATTTCTTTCTTTTTATCGGACCAATATTTTGCCTGTGATGCAATTTCCTGTATTGTCCTCTCCATCTTTCGGTACTCGTCAGGAAGAGTAACAGGGGATATGGAATAGGGATTCACAAACTGTCTGCCTTCCGAATCACATTTCAACAGATTTATTACAATTTCTGATGGTATTCTCTCGACTTCTACTATTTCATGGTTTTTACCTCTCAACCATATACCTATAAGCCTTACCGCATTGCATCCCGGATTCTGCAACTCAAAAAAGTATGCATATATACTCAACTGCCATCTTACAGATTCCTTGTCAAGCACGTAAGTGGTCTTTATATCACCTAAAGTAAAATCCGTATCATTTTCGCGATAAACCTTGTCGATACAGCTTGCATAGTGCTCATTGTCAGATACAAGATATTCGGAACATTCGTACCTCAATCCCCAATCATCTTTCAGTTCCTTGTATCCTTGTGCTTCATCGCTGTCATGAGTAATCCCCATATCATCGACAAGTTCGCAGATACTATGGATCATAGTACCTCTTTCAGCCGCTTTCCTTAACACGTCTTCGGGAACATCACGGTATTTATCGGGGAAAAGCTGTCTGCCTATCACGGAAGTAATACCACTTAGTTCCTTATCCCCTAGCATATAAGTATGTTCATCGGGATTGAAAACGACTTGTGATTTGATTAGTTTCATTTCAGTTCTCCTTTCCTTCTTGTCACCGCTTCAACAAAACGTTTGTCACTCTGTAATTCCTTATAATTTCCCCATACTACCTGTAATGTCTCGATTGACAGGCTTGATCTTACTTCCTGCAATGCCATCGCAAGGAAATCCGTTTCCTCAGGTGTCGTACTATCAGGGTCCTTTTGCTCTTCTGTAGGAATCAGAAACATTTGAAGTAGAGAATATTTCAACGCTATGCTCATACATTTATTAAAACCCTTATCGGAACTGTCCTGAGCTTCTCCTACATTCACCGTTTCAACATACGATCCGTCAGTGGTCATGTACTTGAATTTTATCGTAGCCCTTGTGAATGTGTTCGTACCTCCGGATTTCGTTATCCTGTTCTCCGTTGTGAAGTTCTGCACTTCCTGTAGTATGAACACCTCATTTTTTGAGAATAATTCATGAAGTTCGTTCATAACGTTGTCAATCCCACGGAATTTGAATCCCTGTTGCTGGTTCTTCTCCGATTTGGTGATAGCCTTTGTCTCTTTAAGGATATTGGCTATCTTACTGTATATTAACTGTTCACTCATTATAAAATTATTATTTACCAACACAAAAAAGGCAGGTCAGCAGTCCTTACAAAGTTCCGCTTCCTGCCATGATATCTTTCCACTTCTTCAAGTTCGTTTTCTAGAGAATCGATTTCTTCATTAAGCAAGGATATATACTTGCCCTTACATTCAGCATTGAATGTGAGCCTTACCGATTCCTCACTCATTGACTGGACTATATCAAGCTCTGAATAAAGTTTTTCCAATTCATCGCTTATCTGGCTTACAGTTCTCATACCTTTTCAAGAAATTGGATCGGCAATGAGCATACACCTTTCATATTAGGATATTTGACATCAGCATATCCGTTAGCGATATAAACTATTGTACCTGTCAACGTATCACCTATCTCACGTACTTTATCACCTTTCTTCATAACCATTTATTTTAAGTTTATCTAATTATTGTGGCAATGGTTTCCAAAAATTAATATCCCATGCCCGGTTAGTATTTCCACATATCCAAATGTTCTTCTTATGCTCACTATCGAATACCAACATCCCGGTATTCACAAATTTCCCGGAACTCTTCACAAGCACTCTTGTGTCCAATGGTGGAGGATCTTTTTCTGCATTCCTCCATTTCATGGATTCCAAAACAAATTGAGCACCTTTTTCAAAATCCACTGATGCTGTTCTTTTGTGCGTAATTCCATGTATGCCATTTGCATACTCTCTGGCTTTCTCCTTTATTATATTTATATCCATAACTTAACTTGTTTCCAATTAAAAAACTCCTGCTATCTTCACAGACTACAGGAGCAAAACCTAAACGACTTAATCTATCACTTATGATAACTTACAGCCACCGTCAGCGGAATCGGGCCGCCATACTATCCGTTAAATGAAAGTAGAGATTAGAACAGATAATTATTTATGTTTATTACCTTAGACAGTACCAACCATGGACGGTGAAATTCCGTACCTATATTCACATACAGGCACGGACAGACAACATTAACTTTATGAAATAACAAAAAAACTAGATGAAAAAATCATTCATATTCCTTTAACTCTCTGTATGTCATTACCACCAATCTCACACACAATAATGAGATAATGGAAAATATAATCACCGATACAGATTTTATAGGGCTTTCCGTAACTATCGCACCATAAATCATTCCTAAAGAACATAGTGCGGCAAATATAGACAGGATAAAATTAGCTGTTTTCATAATATGCATTTTTATATTGTTCCCCTCAACGGCTTAAACCGGTTGTTACCCCGAATCTTACGGGAGGGGATATATTAGACCTTCCGGCGGTACTTGTGCCCAACCAAGTTTACTTAATGCACTAAGGACAAATCGGTGCACCGAAAGTATGTTCAATCAATTATTATAGACCCTCAATACGTCACGGCATCCCTGCTGGTATTGACTCCTATAATCAGTCCGTTTGTCTGCATTATACGGCTTATGAGTTACACCATATAAGCATTTACAATGATGTGAAAGAACTTTAAGAAGCTCCCCTCAACGGCTTAAACCGGTTGTTACCCCGAATCTTACGGGAGGGGATATATTTATTTGTCTGTTGAGATACAAGCCAATTGTTTCTTTAGATGACTTATACGATCACATTCGATATCACATATTTGGCTACCTTGTTTTTGGTTGTGGGGATAATGCTTGCATTTCCCATTTTGATAACAAGGACATAACTGTCGGTACACTTTCACAGCTCGTTCCTCTATTTCCTTGGATGCGATATTAACAGCCTCCAGTGCGTCAGCTTTAAAAATCAACGGTTCTACCGGATTACCAAGCTGGTAGCATTTATTATTTATAAAATCGGTTGCTTTGCTCATTTTTTATTTATCTAATAAGTATTTATTTACATCTTGTTTAGAGAAATACAACAGTTTACCCTTTTTAGGATATGGGATAGTACCATCATGAACGCGTTTTCTTAAAGCTCCTTGAGATATTCCTAGATATTCTGCGCATCTAGCAGAATTCATTACAGAATCATTCTGTTTTCCCGTCACTTCTGCAAATCTTTCCGTGAGCATATTCATTTCTGTTCTTGTCATCATAACCCTTGAATATTTATATTTTCACTCTGATAATGGATTCTGCACCACCATAATTCTTTATCGCCTCTTCCCTTATTCTTACTGCAAGTTCAGTGTTGATAATGTACTTTAATGCTCTGCGTACTGTTTCACCGCTAACCCCGAAATGAGATGCGATGTGTTTCTGTGCACCTTGTGGAACGATTATCCGTGGGATTTCTTTGGTTCTTCCTATTTTATTCATATATTTGTATATTAATTATTGCCGTTGCGAAATAAAACTGTATTCAGTTCGTTTTCACATTGCAAAGATAGTATCCATTAATGATACTACAAAAGATTAAAGTATCTTTTTATGATACTATTTGCTATTTATACATTATTCTAAATAACGCGATATATAAAATACTGAATATAAGAAAGATAAGATTACGCAATAAAAAAATGAGGTAATATGATTGACATTCAACATTCAAACGAACGCAACTTTTGTGGGGCTATAACTCCTAAGGAAAAGGATAAAATAATGAAAGCGATCCTTGATATGGCGGCTCATGAAAGAAAAACATTCTGTTTTACTCCTAATGATGTTCCCAATTTAAAAATTAATGGGAAACAATTTGAAATGGTGATTATGGACTTCTTTGAAAAAGGATACATAATAAAAGAAAATATTTCTCAATATTGGGATTGTAGTGATATATATCCTACTTGCAAGCTATATGAAATAGCCCAATTCGGAGGATTCAAAGCCGCGTATGAAATAAAGAAAGCTAATATTCAAAAAATGAGCTTGGAACTTGAACTAATGGGGAAAAAACTAGAAAGTGATTTCCCCGAAGAGGCTAACAAATGTATTGAGTTTGCACAAACAATCGCATCATTGTTTGTTTCGCTGAATAGTATAATTGGGATGATAGATACTACTCCCGAATAAGCCATACTCCAACTCCGTATAGATAGTACGGTTATCCGGAAAGCATTGACGGGTTTTGGTTTCATATAATATCTCGCCTGTTACCCTGTCTGTGATAGTCCTTATCCAATACTTATCCTTACGGAATAAAGATATATTCAAGCTGTAACGGAAGCCCGGATCTACACGAACCTCGTTTTCATTCATGTAGTCCACGACTTTAGTAATACAGTCGGAGATTTCGGGAGGAAATTTACCTTGCTCAGAAGCACCTAAAAGGAACTTTATTACATTCCCATCGCTTAGTTTGGAAATGTTTTGCAAAAGATCTGAATTGAACTCTTTATTCATAAATATAAAATTAAAAAAGAGAACCCACGTTACTGCAACCAACGCGAATCCTCTTTTGATATATTAAACACCATGTCAGGTAAGTTTAAACATTTGCACGTAACAGTTGCAGTGTTACAACGCAAATATAGTATCCTTTAATGATACTACCTAATAATATCTATATAATATGGATGCTTTTAACGTTTATACAAGTAGATTCTTAGAAGTTATAGATTCTCTAAAAATCAGTGACTATCAAGTATGGAACAATTTGGAATCATTGTCTAAAGGGACAATGTCTAAAATTAGATGTGGCAGAGTTGGGGTTTCAATGAATGTTTTATACGAATTTTGTAATAAATACAATGTTAATGCAAATTATATTCTTACAGGAGAGGGTGAGATGCTTAAATCTGAGCCAGCATCATCCGATTCAGAATCAAAAACTAATAAAACATCCGCACCGTACCAAATTGAAACAAAAAATATTAACATAGATTTACATGGAGAACAAATAGACAGCAAAAGGACCATCGAAGTCCTTATAAAAGTAATAGAAACATACCAAACACGTATGGATGATTTACTAAATGTTATCGAAGTGCTTAAAAATGAAAACACCGATTTGAAAGAACAGTTACAAAAACCAAATGTAAGCTAAACAAATGAACATCTTATCATGTTTTTTAAGGAGATTAAAAACCTTAGACATGAACAATGATATAATACACAAATTAGAAGACATTGCCATTAAGATGAACAACCAACATGATAGATTAGAAAGACTTCTTTTCGGGGTTGAGTTAAATCTAATTACATGCAATAAAATAGAGCCAGAAAAGAATAATATACATAAGACGATTAGTCTTAATAAAAAATAGATATTATGGAAATGTAATATGATACGTTATACAATCTTGTTAAAAATAGGTGGATTTTTTAACTTAAAAACGGAATTTGTCGGTATCACAAAAACATAAAAAAAGCCCTCTATAGGGCTCAGAAACGAGTTGAATATTTTTACCGTGTGATACCAATAGTAAAAAATAACGCTTAATCGGTTGATTATAAATAATTTGTTAGATTCCCGGTTTCAAATTAAGGTTTTAAAGAACAAATACCAATAGAAATTGTTATTAGCTTAGAAAGTCGCTAACAATTCCTGTTGGTATTGTACTCCCTATCAAGGTGAGATGTGATGGAAGGAGAGCGGCTTTCTTTTTTCCTAAGCCGCAAAAGGATCACTTTTATTATATGAGTTTTTTCTATGCCACACTTCTACCTGTGGCGGATAATACTTGATGTTGCTATCTCATCTTGCACCTCCCTTCTTCTTTATCAACCAAATGACTACGATTAACAATACTAATATAACACCTATAGATAACTCTCCTAGTTCTAATTTTGTCTTCTGCCACCATGTTAATTCCTTCTCCACAGGATAGGGAATTTCTACCTCTTTCTCCTTTTCTATATAGACTGTATCGCGAATTGTCCTGTCACGGTAGACTATATGCCACTTGTCAACTAATACTGAATCGCCTTTCTCTTTTACATAGACAGAATCCTTAATGTGAATGGAATCACGTTCATGCACGGTAAGATAAATACTGTCAGTCCTTATTGTCTCCACCGGGACATACCTTATGCTCCGGCATGATCCAAACAGCAATAGCAATGCTATCGCTACCGCAATCCATATATAGATCTTTTGTTTCATAAACTTAACACTTGTTTTCTATTGGCACCGTCAGCTCGATAACTGACGTGCACCCATGCAAAATTGCTTTCGTTAATCAATTGATCATAGGGCAGGTTCTTGCGGATATATTCAAACAACAACTTGTTTTGCTGACGGTCTCCAGTATCAATATCAGCAGCTTCCCCTTTCATGTGCTGCGAGGTCTTGCTTCCCTTGACAGCTGCATTAAGTTCCGGACAGCGATAGCCACTGTTTATTGTTATAGGCTTTCCCCACCATGTGCGTAACGGGTCCAGTACGTTATCCACCAAGGCAGTTAGAGCAGTCACATGCTCCTGTCTGCATCTGTTGTTGATACCCAAGCGGTCAGCAGTCGTTGACTTGCAGAGTTCCGCAATTGTAAAATACTTCATTTTTTATCCTCCTTTTTATTTTCGTTGTCAAATAGTATCTGAGCCATGATCTTGGCAATATCATCCTTGTTCTCGATAATCACACTTATTGTCTTCTCAGCCTTGCGCAACTCCGCTTTTTCCCATGATTTTTCACGGACTGATTTAAACTCACAGAAAATGCAGTAACCCGTCCAAATCATTGAAAAAATAGGGAAGGGGATAACTACGCAGCATAACAGGTCAATGAAGCACAATTCTATGAACGGGGTGAAATACTTCTTCGCTTTGACGGCTGTTTTCTTATACCCCGTGGATGTTCTTGCCTCCCCCCGTTGCTTGGCTTTCATTACTCCCGTGATAAGGTCTACTAACATAGCCCCCATTGTAGCTGCAATACACAAGGCTATAAGCACAATATGTATCATCATGTGCTCGTTGATAAAATTGTAGATTACATCTCTCATTGAAAGTAAGTTTTGAACACATTAATATGATAGATATTCACCTGTCCATAGTTGGCATCAAATATCTTCTTGATCTCGTAGCCCAATCCATAAGATAACGCTTTCATTCTTCGCCAGTTGATGGAACGCCAGTTCATATTATGCTCCTTTGCCCAACGCTTGATACTGTACCATTCTTTGGACTCATCAAGTTGCTCGGTCTTCTGTTCTATTTGTTTCTGTTGCTCCTCAATCTTCATTTGCTGTTGGGCAGCTAGCATAAGAGCCTCTCCAAAAGACTGAGGGACGTTATACTGAGAATGAAGCGAGTAACTACCTGTATTTACCACCGAAGGAACAATCTCATCAAATATCCAACTCTCAAACTCGTCAGCTTTCGGCATCTGGCTTTTGGTTATCAAGCGATAGATGTTGCCTTCGCTAATAAACTTCATTGATTTCATTTGTATAGCTGGCGTACCATCTGCTTTTAATCCAGTTTGTACCCCTACTTCCCGAATCGTTATGGAGGCTGGTTTACAGTGATCTATAATTGCTTTTGATGGATTCGAATACTGTAGAGAAGTGGCAATATCCATTCCGCAAAACCAACTTTTACCATTTTCAATATACATACGAACTTTGCCAAATAGTGGATGTTCGTAAACCATAATTTCACTCATTTCAAGAGCAGACGAAACTTTTTCTACAACTAGCATATTACTTCTTATTATATATTTAACAAACATGTCCTGCACTTTTGCATCACATTAATTATCAACGTTTTTAATTACTTTTGCCTGTTGAATTTTCGTAAGTCGTTGATACAAAATCTAAACGCAAAAATGCGTTTAGTAATTCATCATCTGTATTAAGAATTGGCAATACTTCTTATTACAGAGGCATGTCTTCTTTATTTGGTCATACAAAACAAAAAAGAGCCTGCCACGGAAATTAATCCGCAACAAGCTCTTGGCTTTATACTGTATATGATATGTCCTTTCGTCATAATCAATGTGGCGTGCATCTTCACACGCTCCACAAAGATAAATATTGCTTCTTTCTTTCGCAAATAAGAATACACAAAAAAAGAACGACCGCCAGCAAAAAGCACAGCAGCCGTTCAATCCACGTCCTACTCTCTATCCCATTTTCCCAAGAAGACAATAGCGAAGATATCAAACAGGTTGTATCCACATGGAAAAAAAGTTAATAAATATATGTTGTATAATCTGTTATTTTAATTTAGATTAAACAAAAATAATATTTAAATTGTTTGTTAATGAATAAATTAATTTGTTCCTTTGTAGCAGGCAATAGCCTTCATGGTGTGAAGTTACACCATACCCACTTTTAGAACGTGATCACTGTGGAGGCAATTGCTGTATTATAACGGTGGTTGCCTTTATTGTTGAACAATGAAACAATGGTTTAAGATACCTTCTTTAAAGAAGTCGAATAAGGATATGTATAGTGATGCTACTTATCATGGTAAAGATGATGGTGGTAATTTTATTTATGTTCCTAAATGGGTGGAAAATCTGTTTTCTGGCAATAGAGGGAATATAGATTTTGACATGTCGACCGTTGAAGGGAAATCAAGAGCCTTACATGAATGTTGGCCGTTTGCAATGGTTCTAGATCATTGCGGAAGAATGATGCAGAATGGGCGGTATTATGTGACGGATATTAACGGAAACGAGAAGAGGAGTTTCAAAGACATTGTGACTCTTCTGAATCGTCCGAATGTGATACAGAGTGGGCGTTCTTTTATAAAGCAGATTGAGATATCTTTGAAGTGTTTCGGATTTTGCCCTGTCTATACACTAAGAGCTTTAAAGTCTGATCTCCCTAAATCCATGATGGTAATACCTCCCGAATTATTCTACATGGAATCATTCGGTAAGGGCCCGTTTACTCAAACAGAGCTTTCTTCAATTGCTAGTAAGGTATATATACGTTGGGGAAATGAGAATATAGAACTTGGTGATGAGGAGTATTTTGTCATATACGATTCGATAATGGATATTCCAAGTAATAATGGAGGGAGAATTACCTTCCACTCCCCTGTGGACGCATTATCTACTCATACTCGAAACTATATGGCTCAACTGATAGGGAGAGGAAACCTTATTGTTAATGGAGGGCCTAAAGGGATACTATACGGAAATGATACGACTGACGTAGGGAATGCAGCTATTACTCCGTCTGAATCCAAGAAATTGCAGGATGATTTCAAAAGGAAATATGGTATAGTGCATAAGTTGTATGAAATCATGGTGACTCCTAAGAAACTAGGGTGGATTACATTGGGGTCAAATACAGACCAATTGAAGCTTCATGAGGAGGATAAGGCGTGTTTGGAAGCGATAGCTCAGACGATAGGCTTTGACCCCAATCTGATTATACAAGGAAGTACTTATGATAACTCTTCTCAAGCAAAGAAAGCGGCATATCAGGATCTTATTATCCCTGACAGTGAATCTATAACAGAGATTCTGACTAATGCTATATGTAAGGACAGGGCAATAATCAAAATGGACTTCACTCATGTCCCTTGCCTTCAAAAGGATATGAAAGAATTGGCGGATGCCTTGTCTACAGCCTCTAATGCTGTAGCTTCATTGTATAACAATCGGCTGATTACTTTTGAAGAGGCAAGAACCGAAATGTCCAATTTTACAGATATTGATCCTGATAATCCTAAGGGAGAATTTAAAAGTGAAATAAATAATGATGGAGACAAGCAAATACAAAAACAGGCTGGGGAAGCAGTATAAATCCTTAGCTTTTTATGCAAAGGAGATACAATATGATTCTGGCAGCAGAACTATCAGTGGCTATGCTGCGGTTTTCAATAACATTGATAAGTCCGGTGACATGCTCCTGAAAGGTTGTTTTTCAAAAAGCATACAGGAGAGAGGCCCGGGAAGTTCTGCTAATGATAAGATTATCATGTTGTGGATGCATGACATGCATGAGCCTATAGGACGCATTACGCTTCTGCAAGAAGATGAGAAAGGGCTTTACTTTGAAGCGTCTATTGATGATGTGGAAAGAGGAAATCAAGCGTTGAAGCAGCTTGAAAGTGGCACTTTGAACCAGTTCTCTATAGGTTATAGTTATGTATGGGAAAAATGTGAATATGACAGGGAACGTGATTGCTTGGTTGTAAAGGAAGTCATTCTGTATGAGATATCCGTAGTGTCCATAGGATGTAACGGAGAAACTGAATATCTTGGTCTGAAATCGGCAGAAGAATATGAAAGTGCGTTGGAGTCACTTCCGGTTGAAATAAGTGATGTATGTAAAGGACTTCCGATAAGAAAGAGGGAGGAAATCCAAATGTTAGTAAGAAAAGCGATGTCACTCGCTCGATACAAGCCGGCAGACAAGCCACTTGATGAAGAGGGAGCCGATGAAAAAATAAAACTATTTACAAAACCTTTAAAACTTAAAGAAGCATGAAATTTGACTTTTTAAGCAAAATTGATTTGTCGGTAATGGATGAGGTTTCCGTGAAGTCATTACAGGCGTTGCAGGACGCAATAAACGCTACTGTAGGCGATTTCATGGACGATACTATCGACAAAAAAACTTTTGAGGATAAATTAAATGAGGTTTCTCAAAAGATAGATTCCGAAAAGGAATTGGAAACAGTGCGTAAGGAACTTGGTGAGATGAAAGAGATAATCGTTCGCATGAAAGGTGCAATGCATAAGAATGAAGACGGGCAAATGGTGTTCAAGTCTGTAGACCAACAGATTGAAGAGCAACTGAAGGATTTTATCACAGTAGGCAAGCATGGAGAGAAAACTGTGGACTTGAAAACGGCTTGCAAGCAGTCCCCCGGTTTCAAGAAAAGCCTTACGCTTGTTATAAACAAGAAGGAGGTTGAACCCTTGAAGAGTACGGGTGTGGCACCACATTATAACATGACAATTGATAGTCAGTTATCTGTTGAACCACGTTCCCAGACTGTTATCCGTAATTTTGCCAATGTGGCAGCAATATCTACACGATCATTGACTTATGCGGAGTTCAATCCGGGTGATGAAGAAGCCGAATGGGTTCCAGAAGGCGGTCTTAAGCCTATGATGAGCGGTACATTGGCAGAAGTTACTATCAATGCTGGCAAGGTGGCTCTTGGATCAAAAGTAACTGAAGAAACATTATCTGATTTGCCTCAGTTGGTTGCGGAAATTAGGGCTGAGATTATCAATCGTATTGGTTTGAAAGAAGAAGAAGGTATTCTGTCTGGTACTGGTTCCGGCGGTCAGATTAAAGGGATTGGGAGTGATATACCTACATTCTCTTTGACAACTCTGAAAGTAGATAAGCCCAACACTTATGATGTTATTGTTGGTATGTATACACAAATTGTATCAATGTCCAATATGGCTTATCGTCCAAATCTTGTGCTTATGCATCCTCTTGACTATGCGCAGATGCAGTTGACTAAGGATGTTAATGGGCAATATCTTCGTCCTTTCCGTATTGGCGATGAACTGATTCAAGGTCTGAGAGTGGAAACCAGCACAGCAATCAAGCAAGGTGATATTTGGGTTGGCGATTTTAACTATCTTAACATCCGTGATGTATGGGTTCTTACCATTACACTTGGATGGGAAAATGATGATTTCACTAAAAATATGGTGACTATCCTTGGTGAAAAACGTCTTATGGTGTATATTAAAAAGCAATATAAAACTGCATTTGTCAAGGATAAGATTGCGACCGTTATTGAAGCTATAACCCCTGCCAGTATTGGCGGATAAATTTATTAAACATTATGAAAGTAAATTTGACTAAAACTTATGAGGTTGAGTTCGCAAAGGACGGGGCCGTTTATAAAAAAGGTGATAAAGTAAGTGTTAATATGTTACTTGCAGGTAAGTTCTTCCAAGATGGACGTGTTGCCACTGTTCCTTCGGAATTGATGGAGGACGCTAAGAAAATCGGTGCTGAAGATTTGTTCAATAAAAAGAAGAACCTCAAAGATATTGTGTAATGTTGGTGGATTATACTTTTTTCCAAGGTGGTATTCTTGATATCGAAGGTGCAGTGTTGAATATACATACTCCTTCTGAGACTAATAAGGCAATTGTTGACAGCCTTCAAGGCTTTGTAATGCAATATGAGCCGGAATATTTAGAGAAGCTCCTAGGGGAAAAGTTGTATAAGGAATTCTCATCCTATATTTCCAACGATGGAAAAACTAAGGAAAAAAGATGGGATGATCTTATAGCGCATCTTGTCATGAAATATAGTGTTGGCGATAGGGAGATTTCCAAATCCCCCATCGCCAACTATATATACTTCCATTACTTGAGACATAATCACACTCAGGCGACTATTACAGGAGTGAAGGCTGATGGAGATGATGGTCGTCTTGTAAGTCCCGAAAGGAAAATGATGTTTGCATGGAACGACATGGTAAAAATGAATATCAGACTTGTGAGATGGCTTCAAGCCAATAATGCGGACTATCCGGATATCGCCACCGATTTCGAATTGATGGAAACAATTAATTCCTTTGGGTTATGATAATTGATATAATATCAGATGTATGTGCTTCCTTGTCAAAAAGAATGGATCAACAGATAAATTACATATATGGTGACAGTTCTTATATAAGGGAAACACTTCTTCTTCTTGGGAAAAGCAGGGTGACAGCATCGGGAAAATTCCCAATGATAGGGCTGTATGTTCCCTTAGACGAGGAAAGGGATAGTGAGAATTATTTTTGTAAGGCATCTGTAAACATAATAATCGCTACCAATACACTGGAAAAGTATACAAATGAACAACGTCGTGAGATATCTTTTGAAGGTATTCTTCGACCTTTGTATTACGGATTCATAGAAGAGTTAAAAAAATGTGATAAATTTGATTTCGGTTACTCCGGTATTGTAAGCCATACATATTCAGAAAATTATAGTTTTGGAAGACGTGGCGCTGTTGATGTTGACGGTAAGGAAGTTGGCGAAAAGATAGATGCTATTGAAATAAAGAATTTGGATTTAACAGTTAAAAATCAGAATTGTTATGCGAACAGATATTAGAGAGTGCGGCAGCACGTCCGGATTTAATACTGGAATGAGTTACTGCCCCCTGCAACCGGACAAGGTCGCAGGTGTTATATTGGTCATTCATGGCAAAAAACTGCCCAAGGAATTGACTGCTGATGCTTTGGAGGAAGCCTGTCATGCTGATTATCCGGACAGAATTTATCCTATTACAGGATTTTCGGAATACGCGGTAAGCGGCGGTGAACCCAATACAACAGAAAATGGTTATGCCGGGTCGGAAATAACGGGCTATTCGGCAAGGACGGATACATTCACGTTGCGTAAGTTTAATCTAGCTTTACAAGCTAATCTTGTAGCCAACAAGGATACATTGTTTGATATGTATGTTTTTGACAAGAATAATGTAATCTACGGAGAAGATGACGGAACAGATGAACTTGCAGGTTTTGCATTATCTGGTGTTTACCCTACAGGACAGGCTTATGATTCAAGCGGTCAGAAGGCTTATCTTGCGTTTAATGCGATGTATTCCGATACCGAGAAGATGATGAAAAACATGTCTGTAAAGCAAGCGGGTGTCAATTTGGAAAATGTTCTCAAGGGATTGAATTACGTTGAGTTTGTCAAAATGACATCTCCTGAAAATACATATAAGCTCGTGGATCATTATGACCGCACGGATCTTACTGCATATTATGGATCTATATTGTCTGAGAAGGCTTCAACGGTCGTTTCTGGTGCATCAGCGCTGGAATACAGCAACGGTGTGCTTACAGCGACAGGAGGTGTGCCGGTGCTTAAATCTCCTTCTATTCTACAGACTAATGGGGTCATTGGAATTGAACAATGGGTATAATGAGAATTAATGGAGTTACATTTATAGAATCCGAAGTGGTTAAGCTTTCATTGGATGAGTTTGTCGCTCAGAATATAGATGTATTCTGGAAGGACATTTCTAGAGAAAGGCGGAAATCAAGGCTGGTTTCCGTATATAATAGGATTATCAATAACAGTAATTTAGGAGGCGGGGGAGATTGATCCCCCGTTTTTGCTATGACATTGGAGGAATACGCGAGATGTTGGAAGAAATTGGCTGATGGCATTCAGCCAATGATAAGGGATAAGATGGAAAGGGATGTTCCTCAGTTTGAGGAATATATACGAGAACAGCTATATAGTGGTGTTGATGGTGATGAAAGTCCTTTAATTCCCGGATATACAGAGGACCCATACTTTAAAAAAGCTTATGGAGAGCATTGGAGGAAAAATGCCGAACGCTATAAGAATTGGAAGACAAAGATACAGAAACCAAAGCCTTCATATTTGGGTTTTTCTGCAAGAGGAAATAATACTCCAAACCTTATCATACGTGGAGATTTTTATAGTTCCATCACGGCAATACCAATATCAAATGGTATAAGGATTGCCAGCTATGGCGTTTCTTTTGGTTCTGATATTGAGAAGAAATATGGCTATAAAATTTTCAAGGTAAGCTCCAAAGCAAGGAGGCATTATGTTACGTACAGGCTTATGCCCTCTATTGAGAAATTTATAAGGAGGTGCGAACTATGAAAAACTGCTTGTGCCAAGGAAATAAGTCAATGAGGGAGATGGAACATATGCGTTCAATTGCAGAGAAGGCTGCTGTTATGGATGAATGTGTTTATATATTATATAAGGTTGGAGATGTGTATAAGTTCTGTCGTGAAGGTGAAAACTGGTCGGGTGAGTTTGTTGAATTCATATTTCCGTAAAATTATAGCGGACATCTGGAAAGATTCCGCTATTTATGTAAAGTTGGATAGTCTTTATCCTTTTTCAATATTGGCTCTTATTTGCCTTAGAAGCAAGAATGATCCTTCCATCTTGTAATTCCCTAAATTTTGTTTCGCCTGCATGATGCAGCTTTCGATAGTAAGGGCTAAATCGGGAGTGAACGCGGATTTATTAATTTGCATTGTTTGGGGGAGTTGGTTAGCATGATCATTAAACCATGCAATCATTTCATTCAATTCTTCCTCTGTGTAACTTTGTCTTTTTTCGGCCATATTATATTTCCCGTGATTAATGATGTTTATATATAAATATTTTATGCAAAAAAAGATATTTATTTTTTAATTGAAAAACAAAACTATCATTTATGTTGTAATTTAGATTTTGTCTAAATTATAATATAAAAACGCCATATCATTAATTACCATGCGTTACTCTGTATTACTGTACATTACGGTCTGCTTTAGATCGTTTTGTGTTGATTTATAATGTGTTGTATAATGTAAAAACATCATTTACCTTTGTAGCCGTTGCAAGTAGAGAGGCAACAGACACATGATTAAACAATCGCTCAAACGTGAGCCTTCTTTATATTTGGAAATCCGTTGCCTCTCTACTTTAGCAACGGATTTTTTCTTTCTTATAAGTTAGATTAAATCCATACAATCGGTTCTATCAGTGCCCACCGTGCGGAACTTTGGATTAAACCAATGACAGCCGTGAGATAAAAAGGCTCTTCTGTTTTATACTGTATGTCTTTTATTGGCAAGACCTGCTCTGTTCCCATCACCTAACAACAGGCGCCCAAGCGTTGTATTACGATAACCAATAAGAGATGAAGCAAAGATGTTGGAGAAGCATCCAGTATTAAAGCAACAAAATGAATAATTGAAGTTTAACAATGTTCATCCGCCTCCTAATAATTATCTTGGGAGAAAGGGTGAGGTATAAAATTAACCAATATGACAGAACTCGTATTCAAAGGTCAGAATGACCAAGTTTTAACTAACAGCCTATTGGTGGCTGAAAAGTTTGGAAAAGAACATAAGCATGTCTTAGATGCTATTAGAGAGCTTATACAGGGGTGTGCCGAAACTTCGGCTGACCCTATGTTTGTTGAAGCTATAACGAATAATAAGAGCGAACTTTAATATTATTATATGGATAATTCGATTAAGATATTTAAGAATGATGTATTTGGCGAAGTACGAGTAGCTGGAACAAGTGAAGAACCGCTTTTCTGCTTAGCTGATGTTTGCAATGCAGTTGAGTTGAGTAATCCTTCATCAGTAAAAACAAGATTAAACGATGAAGATTTGCAACTGCTTGATTTACACGCCCTAAATCCTGATTTATACGTGAATGGGAATTCATTTGCTACGTTTATAACAGAATCAGCCTTCTATGACGTTCTTCTTTTTAGTTCTAGCAAGAAAGTAAAACCCTATAGAAGATGGGTTACACATGAAATATTGCCCTCCATTCGTAAGTACGGTGCGTATATGACGTCCGATACTATAGAAAAGGCTCTTACATCTCCCGACTTTCTGATTCAACTTGCTACTACTCTGAAAGAAGAAAAACAGAAACGGATTGAAGCAGAAAAGAAGGTGGAAGAACAAGCCCCAAAAGTTCTGTTTGCTGATGCTGTAATAGGAAGTCGTTCTTCATGTCTTATAGGTGAACTGGCTAAGATAATATCTCAAAATGGATTCCATGTTGGGCAGAACAGACTGTTTGAGTGGCTTCGCAATAATCATTATTTAGGGAGTGTTGGTGAACGTAGAAATATACCTAATCAGCAATATGTTGAACAAGGTCTGTTTGAATTGAAGAAAGGCACACGATCCGGCAATGATGGAGTGTTGCGTACTACTATAACAACCAAAGTTACCGGGAAAGGCCAAGCCTACTTCATAAACGGTTTCCTGACTGGTAAGTTCATCATTTAACCGATTGTATCACTAAATCAAAGAACGAATTATGAAAAATATATTTTCATTATTTGTTTGTTTGAAAAAATGTTGTAACTTTGCAGTGCGACAGTTTTATTATCATATTCGGATTGGGGATTTTTTATGCCCAATATTGAAGTATTGCTTAAAATATAAGCAGAGGTTTCTCCGTACATATTCGCCCCAAAGCCGATATGGAACTGTCGCAAGTTGGAGAAATTCTCTGCTTTCTTTATTTATTAACTTTTAATTTTCATTATTATGCGACAGTTGAATGAAAATCAAATCTTCCAATACAACGGAAGTCCTATCACCTTTCAGAAAGGCGATAGTGTAATGGTAAATGCAACACAGATGGCTAAATCTTTCGGCAAAGAGCCTAAATTTTGGCTAATGAACCAATCTACAACAGATTATCTAAATGAACTATCCAAAGTAAGAAATCTAACTTTGACTGATTTAGTGCAGGTTACGAAAGGAGGTAATAATCCCGGTACTTGGATGCACGAAGATGTAGCCTTAGAGTTTTTATCCACATTATCAGCCGTTAGGATAATTCCCCTAACGGGTTTGGTAGATAAAGCCTTCAAAAAAATATTGTTTTCGTTTGGTAGCTTAAGGAATTGTTGTACCTTTGCAGTGCTTACAGTTCGGCAAACTTTATTGCTTCGCAGAGCAGCGGTTAATTGCTCAATGGTTATTGGGCATTTTTTATGCTTGATACTTAATGATATTAGGCGGTTGTCTATACGTAGTCATTGTTTTGTTCTTCGGGGCAAAGTATGTTGGACTGTAAGCAGCGTATATGGCAACCGCTTTTCTGTTGTCTATAATGACTTAAATGCTTACAGTCATGAATGAGTTGATTCCAAATCAAAAAGGTATGACCTCCCTTGAAATAGCAGAGGTTACGGGTAAACAACATGCCCATGTTATGCGTGATATTCGCAATCTATTATCGCAAGGTGTAGCCGAATCCAATTTTGGATTGGGGGCATACACAGACGCTAACGGTCAAGAAAGACCTCTATTTAATCTAACTCCGAAAGGTTGTCTTATTCTTGCTTCGGGCTATGATGCAGTTCTACGTGAAAGAATCATAGACCGTCTTGAATATCTCGAAAATGAGAAAAAGGCTATCCAAACTCCTCAAACCTATCTTGAAGCCTTGGAAGCTTTGGTAGCTTCTGAAAAGGAGAAAGAACGGATGCGTATTGAATCGGAGCAACAGAAAAAGCAAATCGAACAGAAAGATGCTAAGATAGCAAAGATACAGCCCAAAGCGGATTTTGCCGACAAAGCCTTTGCGATGGAAGGCAAATGTGATATAGGACAGGCTGCCAAGATACTCGGCTTACCATTCGGACGAAATACCTTGTTCAAGAAGCTTCGTGAAGCAGGAGTATTCTTTGCTAACAGGAATGAGCCAAAACAGAAATATATTGATGCAGGCTACTTTGAGATGAAAGAAAAGCCTATCCCAAGAGATAATCATCCGGGCTTTGTCGTGATGGTTGTGCTATGCACACAGAAAGGGCTTGCATACATCAATTACCTGTTTGGTGGCAAACGTTCTGACGGGAAATTGATGAAAATAGCCTACTTTAAATCTTACATATTAATCAAGTCTTTCCCACCTTATTTTACGAGGTGGGCAGACTCTTTACATCCATAACAGTTGCGATTCGCAACACGAATAAAAAGACTATGAAAACAATAGATAAACTTGAAATTATACTTCAAAAAATGGAAGAACAAAATAATAGACTTGAACAGATATACGGCAAGCATCTCAAACTGATTGTATGCACTGGGAAAAGAAGTGAGAAGGTGAAATTTAAACATGAAGATTGAAATGCTATGTTTATAATTTATTTATACAACATTCTAAATTGCAAACAAATACGTTGAAATATTTTGATTTGGTTTTAAAAGTATATTACTTTGTTGAAAATAAACAATTTATTATAACTATATGAAAAAAGTATTATTAACTTTATGTATATGGTTGTACGCTATGTTGTGTATCGGACAAGGAGTGTCGCATCTTGAATTTAAGGGTATTCCAATAGATGGTAATTTACAGGAGTTTGTATCAAAGATGAAATTGGAAGGCTTTTATAGTAAGATGTATAATAATGAGGGTGTAATAATGCAGGGTGATTTCGTAGGAGAGAATAGCCATGTGTTCATTTATAGCACCACGGAAGAGAAAGTAGTGTGGAAAGTATCGGTGTATTTTGATTCATGGGATAATTGGCTGTCTTTGGAGAACCAATACTATGAGATTAAAGATATGTATACAAAGAAATATGGGAAACCAAAGAAACATTATGAATCATTTTCTAATGAAAGAGTTCCTATTGATAAAATGCGTGCAGTAAACTCCGATATCTGTGATTACGCTTCGTATTATTTCTTTCAGAATGGTGTGATAGTTGTGTCAATATCTCCTTTTGGCTGTGTGAAAGTATCGTATGAAGATGAATATAATTCATTATTAGGCAAACAAGAGGAAGAAAAATATCGAGAGAATGATATTTAACTATTTAATAATATAAAAACATTATTATGAAAAAGATTTTACTTGCATTTGTATTGATTGTGTCCGTGTGTTCATGTGGAAGGGTTTATTATCAGGAAAAAAGCACACTTCTTGATTTGCGTGAGTATTCTGGGGATAATGATTTTGTGATTAACCCTACCAATATTTCCAATGGTGATTTTACTCCGCTTGGTACATTGGAATTAGCCTTTATGACTGGGAACTCTGTAAAAAAGGATATGAGAAAATATGTGGAGGAAAAGAATCTCGGATGTGGTTCATACAGATATGTCCCTACTGTCAAGAGAATGGTATCAAAAGCCGTTGAAGAAGCCAAGTCATTGGGCGCAAATGGAATTATTTCTTTTGAAATAAAACGAGTACATGATGTTAAAAAGAATAATAGTGATATGGACACATATTATGTTACAGGAATCCCGGTTATATACAAGAAATAGTTTGTGCTCCATTAATAGGAGAATGATTGTTTGTTTTTAGTGGGGAGAAGTTTTTGCTTCTCCCTTTTTTATTTCCTTATCTTCATAATATCAATAAAATCACTATCTTTGCTCTTAGAAGGTGCATGAAGTCATGCACTACCCAAAACTTACGAAAAGACCATGGCAGGAGCAGAATTTAAAATTACTGATGCGATTGATCCTAACATCGTTAAGAAGTTAAATGAGATAAGGATTAATATTCAAACCACATCTTCCGAATATGCGAATTTCACAAAACAATTAAGTGATGGCATAAATTTTAAGCCGGGTAATCTAAGAGAATACCAGTCTAAAGTTGACAGTTATAATGCTACAATTACCAAATTATATGCTTCTCAAAATAGGTTGTCTGAATTACAGGCTAGTCAATTAAAGTTATTGACCGATATTTCCCGTAAGATAGAGCTTCTTACCAAACCATTGAATACATTGGCAGACAAGATAACGGAAGTAAAAGTAAATTTGAGAGGTGCTTCCGAAGACTTGAAGAACGTGTCACAGGATGCGGAAACTGCTTCTGTTTCATTCCAAGAGGCATCTAAGAAAATATCCATGACTGCTGCTGATTTTGATTCAATTCGTCAGACGGTAAAGGCTTTTGATACACAAGCCTCCGAATTGAACAGTAGATTAAGTGATAACAAAGAAACAATTTCAGCCTTAAGAACATCTCTGAGGGAATTATCGAAGGAGTATAAGAAAGGTGCTATCAGCGAAGAGGAATACAAGTCCAAAAGAGATGCTACGGTATCCCAGTTACGCACGCTGACAGAGCAGAATAAACAATATTTGGCGATATTGAGAAATCATACACAGGTAGCGATTGCCACTACAGGAAGCTATAACGAGATGAAGGCTTCAATGCTTCAGTTGGAAAAGGAATATTATAACCTTTCACAAGCTGCACGCGAGGGAGCAAAAGGTATGGATATCTTGAACAATATCGGCAAGCTGAATCAACAATTAAAGGATATAGATGCACAGATGGGCAATTACCAACGTAATGTGGGTAATTATGCTTCTGGTTGGAATGGCCTTAATGTTTCCATACAACAGATTGCGAGAGAACTTCCGGCTTTGTCTGTTAGTGCCAATACTTTCTTTCTTGCCATATCCAATAACCTTCCTATATTTATTGATGAGTTAAAGAAAGCAAGGGTGGAATATGAACTTCTTAAAAAATCGGGGCAGACTGCTACACCTGTATTTAAACAGGTATTGAGTTCCCTTCTTAGTTGGCAGACGGTTTTAGTTGTTGGGATAACTCTTTTATCGAGTTATGGAGGTGAGATAACCAAATGGGTGGGTAGCCTGTTTGATGCGAGAAAAGAGTTGGATGCTTTGGAAGAATTGCAAAAAGATTTCAATAAGGCCCAACTTGATGGGGCTAAAAATGCTCAGGACGAAGCGGTAAGATTGAATATCTTATATAGAGCAGCGACAAATCTTGAAAGACCAATGAAAGAACGTTTGACTGCCGTAAAAGAGTTAAAAAGAGAATATCCGACATATTTTAATAATATAAAAGATGAAAATATTCTCGTAGGTAATGCTTCCGATAGTTATATAAACTTAGCAGCTTCTATAGTTGCTGTTGCAAAAGCACGCGCTACAGAAGATATTATGGTAGAAAAAGCAAAAGAGCGTATTGCTTTACAAACTCAATATAACGAATTGATAAGAAAATCTTCAGAAGCATCATTAAAATATCAAGAAAAGGCGAATGAAGGTCCACTTCTTTTTGCCTTACCTGAATCCGTAAAAGCGACAAAATTTCAGAAAGAAGCTGATGAGGTTTATGACAAATTAAAAAAAGTAGAAAATGAAATTAAAGAATTAGCTGATTCGGTTAATATAGACGATCTTTTATTTGATCCTAAGAAAACATCAAAAGCCGCAGATGATTTAGCGCAATACATAGAGAATCTTAGGAATAAAATGGCTGACTTGTCCGTTTCTCTCATTAAAGATGAGCATGAACGTAATCTTGCTGCCATAGAGAAAGAATATAAAGACCAGATAGCAGCTGTAAAGGGATATTCTGAGGAAGAGAACAAACTTCGGGAAATGTTGGGCCAAGAGAGAATGCAGAAGATAGCGAAAGAGAATGAGGAATATGCTAAGAAGTTGGCAGAGGCTGAGAAAAAAAGGATCGAGGAAAAGAAAAAGTATACTGATGAGATGCTCAGACTGGAAGAGGAACAATCATCTCTCCGTATAGCAGCTACAAGTACTGGATATAAGGAACTTGAAAACATTATAACAGAAAATTACTCAAAAGGGCTGCTATCGCGAAAAGAATACGATGAAGCCATGCGTGAACTGGAGCGGAAAGCCGCAAACGAGCAATTACAGATACAGATAGATGCTGCTGAAAAAATGATTGAGATAGCGGAAGCATCGGGCGTGGTAAGCAAGCAACAAATTGAAATGCTGAGAGAATCCATAAAGGCTATGGAAGCAGAGATAGGTTCTATAAATGCGGATGATCAGTTGAAAAAAGCGGAAGAGCAACAGGATATCACACGAAGGAATTTTGAAGTGTTGAAAGGTTATTCTTCTGCATTGAAAGATCTTGCATCGGATATCGATAGCCCGTTTGCCGGTATATTTGATGGGATGGATAAGGGATTCAGTATTATGTCTGATAAGATATCGGGTGTTTGGAAAGAACTTACAGACGGTGAGAAGATGGAAAGAACTACCGAGATGTGGGCTTCTATGGTTAGTGGAATTGGTGAAATGATATCATCCATTTATGATCGCCAGATTGAAGCTATTGAGGCTGAACAGGAAGCGAATGAGAAAGCTGGTGAAGAGGAAATTTCCCGTATAGAGGTTTTAGAAGAAAGAGGTGCTATAACAACTGAAGAAGCCGAAGCGCGTAAACGTGCGGCGGAAGATAAAACGGCACAAAAGAATGCCGAATTGGAGAAGAAAAAAGCTGCATTAAGAACAAAACAGGCAAAGTTTGAGAAAGCTACCAGTATAGCTGAGGCGGCTATACAGATAGCAGGTGGTATTTTGCAGACGATAAAACAATTGGGCTTCCCTGCTGCAATACCTATGATAGCTGCTCTAGGTGCTATGGGAGCGATACAGCTTGCTACTATTATAGCGACTCCTATTCCGAAGTATGCCAAGGGTACTGATTCGCATAAAGGCGGATTGGCTGTAGTGGGTGATGGTGGTGTCCCTGAAACAATCGTTACTGAAAAAGGAGCGTATATTACTCCGTCTGTCCCTACTTTGGTTGACATCCCTAAAGGTGCGAAGGTTATACCTTATGCAGTGGATATGGACAGGATAAAGGCTCATGCAAATGATTTTGATGGTCTTATGGCATATAGAAGCGAAAACGATCTTCCTCCTGTATCAATAGTTAATGATTATAGTGAACTGGAGAAAAAGATAGGGCATCTGGAAAAATCACAGCAGATAGGATTTGCAAAATTAGCCAAGGCGATAAGAGAAAACAATTATCAGCAATTTTCAAAAAGTATCTGATTATGAGGTATACAAGTGACATATATGAACTTCCCTTGTCCGTTTTTATAGAGATTTATACCAATGATAGCAATACTATTGAATTTGACGGTGAGGACAAAGGGGCTGTATCGGCAAAAATTATCAATGACTATGTAGAAATTGTCGGGAGCAAACAGTTGTTCTCTGAGATATTGAATTGTAATGAGCGTATGAATCTTGCAATGACTGTGGAGTGCATGAAGGCATGTGAGAACATGATGAAGTTGAAAATGTATGATGAGGTGCGTGATATTCTGATGAAGATAGGTTATTCGTGTAAAAAAGGTGATGTAATGGCTATGAATGCTAGAATATCCGCATTAAATTCCCGTGCACAATATGATTTGGATAAGATAAGTAAGGAAAAGAATGAGGAACTGAAGGAGAAGCCTACAAAACGTGGATTTATAAATGAAGTTGTCGCTATTGGGAAGTATAATAAGATGTATATCAATCCGAAAGAATGGACCGCCGGATCTTATGCCTGTCTTGTAAGGCAGACATGTGACGAAATCGATGGGTTGAATCGTAAAATGAAATAATTATGTATTATCGATGTGAGTTACTTATAAATGGTCTGAAGTACAGGGTTACTGATGATCTTGAAAATTGGGACGAGGTGAAGGCTAGTTTCAAGAGAAATGACTATGACGGTGTTATCCGTACATTTTCCAACAAATTTTCTTTTGCTGGGGATGCTAGAAAATTGCTGTTAAAACAATATGATGAAGATTATTTGAATGCTTCTGCCTCAATAATAATAAGTACAAGAAATAACAGTTGGTTGTATAATGAACGGTTTAGTTGCGCTCTCAATTTTTCTACATTGCAGGATAATGGTCGTATCTTACAGATAAATGCCGTGGATGATAGCGTGGCGTCCATGATAAAGTCAAAAAAAGGAACTCAATATGAATATTCGGTCGAAGAGGTGAAAAGCCCCATTCCTCTTGTTTATGACGGACTTGAACTTTCAGAATCAGCAAAATGGATTCCTACAGGTGATACATTGGAAGACGATGACACTCTTATTAATGTTTATTTCAGCAAGAAAATGTCACCAATGCCAATATATATAACTGCCAGTGATTCCTTAATAAAGGGGTCTCTTGAATTTAATGATCAAACAGTAGGTGGTGATGATGTATATTCGATAAAGGCTCTGAAATCAATTAGGATAAATATAGAGTTTAATATTGATATGTTTGTGTTTAGGGAATATCAGTCTGGTGCTTTGGGATATGATGTAAGAGGTGTGAGGCTCCAGATTATGAAGATAAGTAATGAGATTGATAGTAATGGGGAAGCGGTGACTACGGAAACGGTGATAGGAAGTTTTGAACTTACGACAGAATCAGAAACGCCAGTGGAAAAGAAGGTTTCGGAATCGTACAATATAAGTCTTTTGCATAATGATAAAATAATAGTGAGAGCTATGTATGTCAATGAGAAAGAAGAGATTGTACCTGTATTGCCGGATTTGCCATACAAAGTCTCAACATCAAGTTATTTTAAAGCATCATGGAAAAATCGAATAAACCCTGTTGAGATGGATGTTATAAAGCCCGATACATTGCTGAACAGATTGCTTAAAAGTATTAATGGAGAGAAAGATGGTTTGACTGGAGTGATTGAGGGGACAGGAGATAGAAGGCTTGATAATTGTATGCTCTTGGCGGCTGAATCAGCCCGTAAGATTCCTGGAGCCAAAATATATACATCCTTCACCAAATTTGCAAACTGGATGAGTTATGTGTTTGGTTATGCTTACGACATATCCGGGAATACAGTAACTTTTCGGCATAGAAGCAAATACTTCTCGGATGATGTTGTCAAAAGGATAGATGATTTATCTGATTATGAGATGAAGGTTAATTCTGCATTGGTGTATTCTCGGATACGGATAGGCTTTGACAAACAGGATTACGACACGGCTAATGGAAAGGATGAGTTCCGTTTTACGAATGAATATACCACAGGCGTGACCATGACGGACAATAGCCTTGAAATGATATCTCCATACCGTGCGGACGCATACGGCATAGAGTTCCTTGCTGACAAGATAGGTGAAGATACTACAGACAACGAAAGTGACACTGATTTATTTATGGTAGGGGTAAAATCTGATTCGTCTGGACTTAAGTATATATTGAACAGGGATTATCTTATGGGTGGCGTTCTCAGCCCTGACACAATGTTCAATGCCATGTTTTCCCCTTCTTCTATGGTTTTGGCCAATGAAGCATACATCGGCTCATCTGTTGAGATGCTTACTTTTGCGTCATCAGATGGTAATAGTGATGTGGGTATTGATGGAATGGGGGAAAGTAGGGATATAATTCTTTCAAAAAGGATGTTTACTGTGGCGGAGGTGGAATTTGAGACTTCGGATGTGGAACTTCCGGAAGATCTTACAGGAATTGTTGAAATGGAATACCAAGGCAAAGTTGTACAGGGATATTATCAGCAGGCTGATTACAATTTTACAAAATCACAAAGTTCAAAGGTAACTTTGATCGTGAAAAATTTAAATTCGTTATAAAGATTCAAATTTTAATTGTTATATTTGCAATGAAAGCTTGTGAAGTCACAAGTTACTAGAAACTTACGAAAAGACTATGATATCAATCGGAGATGTTTGTCCGTTATTCTTTAAACCGCTGAAATATAAATATTCAAATGCTGGATGTTTCAGACAAGTATTTTCTGTGTCAGACAACATCCTGCTGCAAATCTTTTGTGATAACGGAGAAAAACCTTCAGCTTATTTGAATGATAAGATCGGCAATATTTCCTCCAAGATAACACTGCTTACTTATGATGTAAATGAAAGCATTAAGATGTATTATGCCTCATTATCTCCTTCGGAGGGGATATATACAGTAACTATAGGCGATAAAGAATGTGAGGAGTTCTGCGTGTGTGAGAATATAGGTGATTCTATTCTGATTGAATATTCCCATAAAGATAATAATTCTGCGTTTGATAATATATTCTGGATTGATGAGGTTCGGCAGATGTTCCAGTTCAGAATAATAGGAGGATTCAAGCCGGATGGGGTGGAGTTGAAAGTTGAAAACGAACAGTTTGTGAATCAGAAGCAGGAGATAATAGAAATGTATTCTCTCCCTTATAAAACATTTGATTTTGTTTTCGGGACAAGTTGTGGCGTTCCGTATTATATAGCGGAGTTTATAAATAAGGTACTTTGCCTTTCTCACGTCAGCATAAACGGTAATTTGTTTGTACGGGAAGGGGATTCTGTCCCGGAAAAGATTGATACAATAGGTAAGAAACAGATGTTTATATATAAAGTGACTTTACGCCCTAGACAAAATGATATCGCCGGGATCGGAGGCAAAACAGAGATTGCAACTTCATCTTCAGGAATCGCGTTTTTACTAACTAATCCAGAAGAGGACGATGTGTTGAAATATAAGAAGGCGAAAGCTGCTTTTGTTAATGAAAATTACGTGTAATCATGGCTAGAAATCGTCCTATAAAGATATTGTGGTACGGTTCGGAAACGGATGATGAAGGAAATCCGATTATACCGAAAATATCCCCGTCATTTGAAAAGCGACTGGAAGGGTTGAATGAGGGAGAGATATACATACATAATGATGATAATAATCCTTCTATTTACATAAGAACCAATAAAGACAGGGTTGTTGCCATATCGGGAGGTGCAAATATAAGTGAATTGGCTAAATATTTTTTGCGCAAAGACAAGGAGGACTCTACAAATTTTCTTTTATCATTACTGGGCGGAACTGTCATTAAGAAATATGCCAAGTTCGGTGATTTCGTTACCGGCGTATTAGGTGGATACATAGACGAAAAGGGCAATCTTGAAATGGAAAGCGGTGTATTTCGTAAGCGTTTGTTTGTTCCTGAAATAGCCTATAACCGTACAACCTATTTCAAAGGACGTATGGTAAACTCCCCCGGTGGTGGTTGTACCGTATTGTCATACGTGGATAACGGCGATGGAACCTACACCATCACTCCCGATCTGACGGACGCGGACGGATTGAGCCAGTTTGTTGATGATATCCTTACCACCTATTTTGTGACTAAAAATAGCGAAGGCAAGCTGAACGGCTTTGAAGAAATGAAATTCCGGGTGACTGCCGCAGATTATACAGCCAAGAAGTTTACTGTCATTCCCCGTCCGGGGCATTCTGACTGGAAACCTGCCGAGCAGATGGTATTGGCACAAACAGGTAACTTTACGGACCCGGAACGCCAGACTTATATACTTATTGATTCAGTCAACGGAAACAACTGTATTACATTTTTTGACAATGCCAACACTTGGGACCCGGAGCCGGCGCAGATGCCTGCGTGGTTCGGCAAAAAAAAGGGCATGACCGTTAACGGAATTGATTGCGAGAAATATTCAGCCGTGTTGCAACAGGTCTTATTGACTGGGCTTATCTTCCAGATAGATGAGATAACGGGAAACAAGGTTCGTGTACCCTTGGACAAGGGTGAATGGGTTGCAGGGAAGTACGCCTACTATGACCGGGTGTCACATAACGGGGCTTTGTGGTTGTGTGTTGATGATAACGGAACGACAACAGAACCGTCAGAAGGTAATCCGGCGTGGTTGAAACAAGTGGCGGAAGGAGCGGACGGAGCGACAGGTCCGCAAGGTGTTCCCGGAACGCCGGGAAAGGACGGTGTTACTTACTATACATGGATAAGATACGCCGACAACGCACAGGGCGGAGGTATCAGCAATAATCCTACAGGGAAAGCGTATATCGGATTCGCCTACAACAAGACGAGTGCGGTGGAGAGCAACACCCCTTCTGACTACACATGGAGTGAGATAAAGGGTGAGCAGGGTGTTCCCGGTGCACCCGGAGCTGACGGAAAAACTTATTACACATGGATAGCTTATTCGGATAACGCGGACGGTACGGGTATGTACCAGCAGCCGAACGACAACACCAAGTATATAGGCATAGCAGTCAATAAGGAGACCGTCACGGAGAGCAGCAACCCTTCCGACTACACATGGTCGCTGTTCAAAGGTAAGGACGGTGCTGACGGTTTGTCTGTAATAGGTGGCGGTCATTGGGAATCCTCCAAAACCCCGTACAAAGCCAACACAATGGTCACTCTTGCCAATTGTGTCTTTATATCCAAGGTGGAAACCTCCAATCCTCCCATCAGAATATTGCGTATCAAAGGTGGCAATTTCTTAAGAAAGAAGGACGGTGGTTATTATCTTGCCGGGAAACCTGCCGACTGGGAGGTTAACGAAGACTGGGATATGCTGCTTGACGGGCGTGAACTGAAAGGTGAGAGTATCACTTTCCTTGGTGAATTTGCCACGGCTCCTGCCAATCCGAAAAACGGTGATTCATACCGTAACACGACTGACCGTGCTACCTACATCTATCAGGACGGAAGATGGCAGCTTATGATATCGGACGGAAAAGACGGTAAGGGCTATGAGTATATATATACAAGAGGCAATATCATAGATAACACCCCTGAAAAGCCGGACAGTCAGCAGAAAGATGGTTATGTTCCGGAAGGCTGGACGGATAATTATCTTGGTACGGACGCAGACCATCAGGTTGAATGGGGTTGTACACGTTTTAAGGAAAATGGCGTATGGTCTGAGTTCAGTGATCCGGCTGTGGTGCATCGCTGGAGTAAGGACGGGGAGAATGCCATCATGGCGGACTTCGATAACGAGATGGTCAATGCAGCCCTTACTTCAGATGGAAAGGTCGTATCCTCACAGACTTGGAATACAACTGTCAGTATGTGGTATGGAACGGAAAAGCTCACCCTTGACAGCATCACCTGTACACCTGACACAAATCTTCTGTGTGCGACAGACAAGAATACGGGAGTGGTGACAATATCGGTATCTGCCGGAGCTACTCTTGCTGCGACAAACACGGTGAAGATCACAATCAGGGCTACAAAGAACGGGCAGCAGTATTCCCGTGATCTGTCATTCACTGTAGCCGGGGTCCGTGGAGGTGCGGACGGTTCAGATGCCGTGCTATACAGTATAATCGTTTCTGCCACTTCTGTAAGCAAGGACAAGAATGGGAACTACAGCGTGTCTTCCGTATCATGTTACAGGCAAAAGTCAGTGGGAGGCGTGATATCCACCACAACGGACGGTACATTGAAATACAGCATAGACGGTGGAACAGAAACTACCATAAACAACAATACAGCCATATCAAGCGGAAACTTTACGAAGACATTGAAGTTTGTTTTCTATGTGAATGACCAGATAGTGGATATTGAAACCGTTCCCATGCTTTCTGACGGTAAGGACGGTGCTGACGGTGAGAGCATCACAGCAGCCGGTCATTGGGAGTCCGCCAACACTCCGTATGCGAAAAACAGTACAGTATCGTTTGCCGGAGGATCTTACTTAAGCAAGGTTCAAACATCCAATCCGCCACTTCCGCTTCTTCGTGTGAGAGGTGGACGTTATCTAAGGAAGAAGGATGGCGGTTACATACTTTCCGGGAAGAGATCGGACAAGGCTGTCAACTCCGACTGGCAGGAAATGACTTCCGGTGTCGAACCGTCCGCTTCGTACTGGCTTGACAGCCCGGTAAGCACAATAAACTTTACCAGTACGGGCACACCGTCACCGTCAGCGTTTGTCGTTACCATGAAACAGAATGTAGGCGGTAATGTGAGCGATACGAACAGGTTCTATCTTGCTGCACGCAAATACAACGGAAGCTGGCTGGCGCATGTAGGTGCTACCCTAAGCAATCAGATATCCGTTCCAGCGACAGCCGGATACACCCAGTTTGCCGTCCGGGCTTATCAATCCGCATCGGACGCGAACGCATGGAATAATAATTTTGTCGCTGAAAAAGGGGTGGGTGTTGCAAATGATGGCGCCATAGGAGCAACTGGAGCGACAGGGGCTTCTCCAAGAGATATGGGAGTATTCCAATCTGGTACTAGCTATGTATGGAACGCCAGCTATCGTGACAAGATCATCTACAAGTTCAATGGCGTGTATTATAATTTCCTTGTGCGGAACTATGGTGCCAGTGTAACCGCCGCCCCTACATCTGTCAACGGGGATTCCAATTGGGAAGCCATGCAGAAGTTTGTTAATATCGCCACTGACACCCTGTTTGCTACAGGAGCCAATATATGCGGATTCATGTTCACATATAAAGGAATGGATGCCAACGGCATACCTTTTGGAGATATAAAATCACAGAAGTCAACCAATGGTGTGCCCAACCTGATACTGAATTCCGAATCCGGTTATATTCATGGCATTAATATGGACATAGAAGGAGGACGTATCGGTCCGTTCTCCATCGCTTCGGGGATGTTGTCCTCAAAGATCCTTTATGAAAATGAAACAAATAAATACGTCGGTTTCAATCTGTCTGCCGGACAAATTGAGTTTTATAACGAAAGGACATTTGCAAACGTAAGAATCGGGGGAAACACGCAGTTTGTCACCATTGAAGGGATTAAGTATGATGCTGGAATTGACATACAGAGTCCAAATGCCATGATCGGGATGCACATCAAGACTCCGAGCATTCCTCTATTCGTGGAGGGAGGTAACATTTTCCTTCATCCGAACAATGACAGCTATGTTTCTCTTCGTGGCATAGTTGGCAACTGGAGGAATATCTCTGTCAAAGCTTCATTGAACAACAACGATGATAATGTGATGTTTATTAATAGAGACAATATAGAAGTGACGCTTCCTCCAGATGTTCCGGGACATACTATATACTTCAAACGTATGAGCGGCGGAGTAAGATTGACAGGAGGACGGATCCTGCCTGCTCCCGGAGGACAGGAGGTGTCTTATATTGATTTGGATTTTGCATCCGGCTTCATTAAGTGTATGGGTAATTATTGGGTTATGTTTTATTGCGGATAATTTAAATATAAAGTATGAGAATAAATTTTGCACAATTCCCTATTTATGATGGGATTAAAAAAGAAAAGCTTATAGCCAGTAACATCACTGAGGCCTTCGGTGACTGGATATATAAGAACGTAGCGGGCTTGAAGGCGCATCTCCTTGCTGAGAAGATATTCAAATCTACTGCTGAAGGTGTCGAGATTGACGAAGAAGAGGTGGATATCATAAGACGCTCCACCTCCATGCTGCCCGGTCTGCTGGCGGACTCACTGAATGATTATCTGGATAAAAAGAAGGAGTAGTATGAAAGAATTATGGCAATTAATCAAGATGCTGTTCTCAAGCAAGCCGGGTGATTTTGATACTCCTGAGCTGCTTGCCATGAAGCATTATCCTTTCAAGGGATACCGTTTCATGATGTGGTGCGGACGGATGATATACCGTGCCGAGAATAAGGAGAACATAGATAGGTATATGCAGACCTATGCGGGTAAGGAGAGTATGACGCACGAAACCATACACCTGCGTCAGGCACAGGTTACCGGCTCATGGGTAAAATACTATTGGCGGTATTTTGTCGAGTGGATCAAGGGAAACCCTATCTGCCATCCTGCGAGTTCTGCATATTATACCATAAAATACGAAATGGAGGCGTATGCTAACGAGGACAATACGAATTATCCCGTGAACTATGACGGAAGCAACCTTTATCGGTACAAGATAAAAGGTGGCAGGAAGAAGCTGTACAAATCGATTGGCGGCACTTCAAAAGCGTGGAAAACTTATATAAGAACTTTATAAAATTTGGATATTATGAGTGATTTGATTTTAGAAAATATAGTTGGCTTCAAAGCTGTGGATAAAAACGGCAACGAACAAAATGTGACAGTAGATGAAATGGTGGATATGGTTTCCACAAGAATGGTTATGGCTTTGTCTGAAACTTCAACATTTGCCGCCGCTGCTGCAACAGGAAATGATGTGTATGAGAATGAACTTCCGACAGTGACGGATGCCGCAAATGTAAGAGTTTTACAAAGTAGCGGGGATGCGGCAAAAATGACGATGCAGTCGCTTGCATCAAAACTGGGAGAACTGCTACAGGTTTCTTCAGTTGGAGAAATTGATTTAAAACCTAATATTAATGTAAGCATAAAGTTGCGAGAAGGTATATACGCATTTTACGATAACTATGCGATCTCTGGCTTCATTCTAACAGTATCAGACAATATTTATACTGATAGAAGTAAGATTATTGCAGGTGAAAAATCACCCAGTTTATCTATTAAGTTTGGTTCAAATGGTGTAACTTTTCAGTCTAATGCTGGCCGAAAACTTCATTATAGGCTATTAGCATATTATAAGTAATTTGTCGTATCGGGTGGCACCGGCTTGTACCGGACCACCCGTTTTTTAATCCTATGTCAACGAAAAAGTTTGCCATTTACCCCAACTACCGACCCAATATAGCCTGATCTTAATCAATTGCCCCGAATAGGTTGCTTGAAACCCTATTTTTTGAACATCATTTGTCCCTATAAATATAACAGCATTTTGCCCATCACCACTTTCGAATGGAGAATTAGATGTTGATTTAGTTGTTTTCCGAATCCCATTCCATGTAAATGTATTGTAATCTTCAATGGGATTAACATCTCTATCGAAGAACTGTTCCATAGGCATTAGTCCATCTTTCTTGGCTGTAGCAACACCAATCAGTTCTCCCAGCTCTCGTTTCGAATAGATTTTATGTCAATATATAGATACCCAATCATACCATTTTCCATTATCTCTACCTGTCCTAAAATATGCATTTCCGTATAAGCCATTACCTAATAACTGAATTCTTTGTCCTGCTGAGAATACTATTAAGATTCCGTATTTAATACCTTTCCCATTTAGCGCCCCTGTTGTAGGGGCACTAATTTCATAGATTCCTGATGTTAATACATTATTTAAGTCATCTGCTTCTGTTAATCTCCCTTTATTCATGAACGGAAACAGCTTCAAATTATTCATCAGTTCTCCCAGAAGCATTTTTTGTGGTTTATTTTGTAAATACAGAAGATTTTTTTAACTTTAAAACAAAAAGTTGAGTATGTTAGAGAAGATCAGATACCGTTTGGTTTATAACCGACAAAACAGACTAAATCGACAGGGAACCGCATTAGTACAGATTGAAGCCTATCTTAACCAGCGGAAATCATATTTTAAAACAAATATCTACCTAAAACCGGAGTGTTGGAGTAAGGATGGTGCCCAAGTTATCAACCATCCGCAGTCAAATGAACTTAACGCAATGCTATACGAAAAAATACTGGAGTTGCAGGCTATAGAACTTAGCTATTGGAAAAGAGGGCTTGAATCAAACCTTTCCACGTTAAAGGAGGCTGTAAAAAAGGGAATTAAACCAGTTGTGTCGTTTTTAAAATTTGCAATACAAGCGATAGAGAATTCTGATAGAAAACCGGGAACCAAGGATAACATGCTGGGCACGGTAGCCACTTTGAAGGAATTTCGGAACGTGATAGAGTTCACAGACATCAATTATACGTTTCTAAAGGAGTTTGACGCATTTTTGCGAAACAAGAATTTGAAAGTAAACACAGTCGGAAAGCACATGAGAATACTTCGTACATTGGTTAACGAAGCAATAAACGAAGGTTATATATTACAGGAGGCATACCCTTTCCGTAAGTTCAAGATCAAGAAAGAGAAGAAAGAACATAACTTCTTGATGCCCGCAGACTTGGAGAAACTGGAGAATCTTGAACTGCCGGACAGGAAGAACAACAGCCGGCACATACTGGACGCATTTCTTTTCTGCTGCTATTGTGGGCTGAGATTTTCTGATTTTAAACAATTGACTTATAAAAATCTCGTAACAGTTGACGGAAAGGAATGGCTAGTTATGAATAGCATCAAAACAGGCGTAAAACTCAATATTCCGCTATATCTGCTGTTTAACGGAAAGGCACTGGGCATAATGCGGAAGTACGACAGCATCGAACAACCGGCTGCATTAGGTTGCAATTCGGACACTAATCGGACATTGCAGAAATTGGGAAGGATGGCGCATATCGGCAAGAAGTTCACCTACCATACCAGCAGACACACTTGTGCTACTCTCTTGGTTCACCAAGGCGTTCCGATAACCACCGTCCAAAAACTCTTGGGGCATACATCGGTCAAGACAACAGAGATATATTCGGAAGTGTTTGATGAAACGATCATCAAGGATCTGACAAGGGCTAACCAGAAGTATTCTAAACGTAGAAATGTAAAACAAAATCAAATAAAATCTCAAAAATCCCCGGAAAAATACATCAGGCAGTAGAAATCTATAAAAGCTATCTGTTTTATACTTGTTTTTCCGATCCCATTCCATAACATTCGTTTCCTGTCAATAAAAATACAAACTCGCCAGTCTTGCTGTTCTATTAATTCTCTTCATTCATCTTGCAAGTAAAAATATTGCATTAATGGCAATTTTTTAAGAAGATTGGTTTTTGTTTCAAAATTGGCTCCTTATAACTAATTAATATAATTTTCTTTTTGTATTTCGTTTTAGAATTGATATCTTTGCTATTGTCTTCTCGAGAGAATGGGATAGAGAGTAGAGCGTGGATTGAACGGCTGCTGTGCTTTTCGCTGGCGGTCGTTCTTTTTTTTGTATTTAAATGTTAAATATTGCATAATATAAGAAAATATATTGTGATTTATTTTGCTGTTATATCACAATGTAGTATATTTGCATTGTGATAATAAACAACAGATAATAATAGAACCGGCGGCAACGGATAAGCGGCGTAAGACTATGAAGACAAAAATTCAATTTACAGATTCATACAGTGGTAGAGCAATTAATATAGTTATCAATCTCACAGACGGTGAAAAGGAATACTACTTAAGAGAAGATGGCAAAAATGTCATTTATAACAAAATGTCTTCTTATCAGAGAGCAAAAATAGAATCATTCTTTGGGAAGATGAATGCATACTATACCAAAATTGAGATTTTATAAATAAAAAGTTAGGGCGACGAATTTCTTCGCTGCCCTAAATATTAAAATGTGGTTTAAACCACAATGACATTTTTAATGTCGTTTCAATCCACGCACCGAAGTGCGACTAACATCGTTGATGTTCGATACAAAGGTGCAACTTTTTGAAATAACGAGCAACAAATTATAAATATTATAAAACATATTAATTATGGCAAGAAGACGATCTATTACCCTAGATCAAGAGTCTAGGGTATTGTCCCTATATAAGGACGGGATGGCTATCAAGGAAATAATGAAGGAAACAGATATAAAGTCTGAGCAAACGATATATAGGATATTGGACAGCAATGATGTGCCAAGACGTCCCAAGGTTAGAGGTGTAAGAAAAATATTTGTCACGATAGAGGAGGATGTAGCTGCTATCTTAGATAAGGAGCAATCGGTATCATTATATGTCAATGAGGCTATAAGATACTATCACGGTAACCGGCATTAATTGCCGGTTATTTTTTTTATTAAAACTATATTTAAAATCACGTTTTGAATCGTGTTGTTTAGATAAATTAAAGTCATATCATTTCGCAGTACCCTAAAAATACCCACGAGAAGGAAAATATTAAAAATATACCAATACTTTTTGTATAACACCCGATGTTTTTTTATCAAAGCTTTGATATATCTTAAAAATATACCAATTATATATTATATTTTTTCGATACGTAATAAGACAGTGCTGCTACAGAATAAATTGCAGCGCAATCATCTGAACCATTATAGTCCAATACTCCATCCATAAACTCATTGTATTGCGGTATCTTGTCATAGTCTGAACGGAACATCATATTATTTTTGATAAAATCCAAAAAAGCAGATATCCTAGCGTCTGCTCCCATATTTTTATGTATGATTCTGACATCATATCTATCCCTTAAGCCCCGTGCTATAGGGAAATAATTTTTTTCACTTTCAAACAAGATCTCCGCAGGAGATATCCCTTCTAAAAATGACAGAAGAACATTTTCATCAAATGAACTTATATATGTAACATTATCGATATATATTCGCTCATTTACATAACATGAAACCATAATAAACTTTCCGGCATATTCGGGAAGAACATATACAAGTCTTGTTCCCTGAATATTTTTAGATATATCATAATATCTCATATCTTTATTTTCCTGCTTAATTTTACTTCGTTTCCTTTTCAAGGAGAAACGAGTATATTCATCCTTGAATACCCATACGGTAATATATCGCAGACAATCCACCAAGTGACCGTATCTCTCATAAGACTGTCCTGTAATCTTATCATTTACTCTTTTTTTCAGCACCCCTCCATTAACGTCCTTCTTGGCATTGTTATAATCGACTATCGAGTTTTTACATCCATCATCTACCGAAAATGACATTCCCGAGCCTCCATCGAGCATGTAGTTTACAAATTCACCTGACATCGGTACGGACGGGTTAGAAGCCGGTATCCTCTCCTCAACATGGTAATCGCTTTCCAGCCCTTCCACGAACTTATCAAGAAACGATCTCTTCTCTTCGTCTATAGTGTTCCCGTTTCTTGTCGAAGCATCTCCGTACAGATACAGCATATCATTATACTTTATTGATTTCAGGTAATCTACCGCCATTTTTGAAGCCTGTGTTACCGTGTTGAACGGATCACTGGCGCATATCTCGTTAAACTGCCTTATACTACTTCCATCCACTTGGAAAAATGATATTGAAATATAAGGGAGCACATTGTTATCAATTGATATATGAACCGGCATCCCTTTAATGTAGTGTGTCGTTTTTATGTGTTTGTTTGAATCAAATGCATACAGGAACTCTCCTCCTGTCTTAATGCTTCCCCATTCTCCCAATGCGTATACCCTGTAGTAATTATAATCATGATCCTTGTACCATTGGTAATTAGATATCGTCTGTCTGTCATAGTATCCATACTTCCCGTCCGGAGAACCTACTACCCAGAAGTTGTTCTTATACGAAGAATGCAGCTCTACCGTATCCGATGGATATCTTTCCATTTTTCCCGTACGCTCATTAGCTATCATTCTAGATTTATTATATCTCTTTCCTAATATCCGGCTATAATCCTTAGGTAATAAACTCCTTTTTATCGGATATCTTACTTTCCCGTACAAATCATTCGGATGCTCATCCCACTCGTATGTATCAAGGATCTTGGTTTTTATCCACGAGTCCTCTGATACTGGATTAAAGTTGCATATAATCTGTAGGCCCTCCTTTCCTCGTAGGCGGAAACGTATCTGTGTGAAATCCTCATATTCAAACTCAGTGGCCTCTTCCATCACTATCCAGCGATATCCTGTGATAGACTTTATCTTCTCGGGATCGTCCAATCCTGTAAAATCGATTTTGCAACCATTTATACAGGTTATATTATTTTCCTTTAGAGCGAAAAACTGACTCAATTGAAGAGCTTTCATTTGGGTCTTAAACTCTTCATATACCGTATTCTTAAGACTAGCTCCAACTTTTCTCACAACGAGAGCTGAACCTTCTCCGGAGAATACAGACAACAACACGGATTGTGTCGTAGATACAGATTTCCCTGATGAAGAACCACCTCTGTTTATAATATACCGGATATCCTTGTCATGCATCGCCTCACGGATATGCCAAAACAGGGGATTAAACAATTTATACGAGAACACCATCTCTATCATTGCTCGTCCCCAATTATCATGCGCACATTGGTACTGACATCACTTTTTACTGGAGCATCCCATCCAAGCATCTTGCTTATCTGTGTAATGGCGGCTATTTTGCTATATAGCCGTATCTCTACTCCATATTGAGTATTCTTAATCGATTGGATGCAACATCGGACTGGTTTTGGTATATCATCAAGAGAACGGACAATAAACGTATCTTTACCTTTTAATTGAAGATCTATAGGGTCTACATTTACCACATTTGTAAGGAAGCGCAATGCATCTTCCTTCTTCATATCAGACTTTTTTAAGATATCAGCCTGCAATTCATTTACACGGGATGCGACAGATGGATTTCTCAGCAATTCAAATGCACGCTTACTAACGACCCCATCCTTCCATCCAATACTATTAGGGTAAGCTTTCCGATATGCATCTGTAGCATTACCTGTTTCTATATAATAATGACAGAAATTTTCTCTATTTGCTACGAGTTTTTTTCCCATAAAAGTCTTTTCGTCCGAAGAACGTACCGTGCTCCTTTACACGGAAACATTATAATTCAAAGTTACAAAAAATCTGAATAAAAACAAAACTTGTCATTTAATTCATTTTCTTAAAAGTTCTTTATCATGTAAACCGTGATCACAAGCTGTCTTATAAGATCGATCCCGTAGTTCGTTCAAATTAATATTGCTCATTTCCTTATTCCTAATTTAATTTCTTCATCCTTGATTATTTTCCCAATCTTATCGGCTTCCTCATATCGTTCCTCCCTTATCAACTTTCTTTGCAGCTCCGAGAGCTGGTTAAGGAAAACAATATCGTTACGATCTGACACACGACGGACATATCTTTCTATCTCATCCAGCTTATTCTCCATGCGTATATGCCACTTGCTTACCAAAATTAAAGTAAATGCTAGAGCACAAACATTTAATGAGGCAAGGATGAATTTAAATATTAATTCTGCTATTTCCATAATCATATCAGTTTTAATGCTTCCTGTAATCCAGCTTCAAGTGCTTCTTCGTAGGCATCCCATAATAGGCAATCGTTACCATACAAACCACTTCCATCTACAAAGCTATCATCGTCAGTCTTACATATATCGTACCCATACCCATGAACTTCTTTAATGATGCAGATATGCAGGTTCTTAGTTTCACGAAGCCACTTTTGGGCAACATACAACACTGGACACAAAAATTCAACTGGTTCGTTATCTATTTCCGTACAACATGACATACTTTGCGGAATGTCGTATCTTCTAATAATATTATCGCAACTTATTGTGTGTTCACACTTCCAATTAAACCCTTTCTCTTTCAGCAACTTTGCTGTTTCTAATGTCACAAGTTCTTCGGTCATAATTATTCTTCTATTATTATACATCCAAACAATACCCCTAAAAATTCCATTCCAAGTTTAGAAACGTAGTACCCAATTTGTTTTTCAATCTCAAACTGTCGCTTTTCTGCATATCCGATAGATACCAGTTCTTCCCAGTCCTTATCCGGGTTGTTTACCACAAATCGGTTACGATAAGCATTATATCTATTTCTCTTTATTTTACCACGATCAAACCCTATAGCATGTTCCATTTTTTCTATTTGTCTTAATGATAATTTTACATCATACATAATTATTCTTTTTAGGTATTTCTATGTTATACATTTCTGCTAATTTATAAAACTGTGTTTTCACAAAGGGAGCATCTTTTAAGGCATCCAATATTTCATTTTCCGTTTTAGCTCCTTCAACAAGAAAAACAGTCTTACTTCCATGTCTATAATCATCTGGGCTTGCATTAAAAGCTAAGCATCCGAAATGCATATATGCAAAAAACTTGAAACAGTATTTATTATTGAATAATAGATCAAATTTATCATTTTGATCTATGCGTTCAACTCCATATATTTCTTCTTGAGTAAATTCTCCAGAAATAGCTCTAAAATTATGACCTGGGTATCCACACGTCCCGAAATATGCCATTCTTTTCATAGTTGACAATCCTTATTTAATTCATCCAACACTTTCTTTACTAATTCATAGCGTGGTAATTGCCAATCCTTCGCAATATCATCTATTTTATCATCATAATGATTGTCGTAAACATACTGATTCAAGTTGTCAACAAATCCATCACCGTCAAGTCCTTCATTGCAATCATCATACATGTTAAGTTCATAGGCTAACTTGGAGCATTCACTGTGACTTACCCAGTCATAAACACGACCGTCATAAACATTGGTCTGTCTGTTATATTTTTCTCCAACGGAAATTACTCCACCGCAAAAATTGCACCTGTGCTCTTTACGAGCGACAGGAGTTTTATCTCTTAACACTTTCATAGTTATTCTCCTTTCTTCTTTTCACATTCTTCACAATGCAACTTGTAAGCATGGGCAAACATTCGTAGAGTGATAGGTTCAAAGAGAAAATCCTCCTGTTTCCCTTCTACAACAACAGAAACACACAATTGTCCATCACAAAAGTCAATATACGCTTCACCACCTCCATTTCCTTTAATGGAAAGTGTTTGTGTCTGTACGATATTCATTATTCACCTCCTTTAAACATAACGTTTAATAATAGTACCGAATGAATGATACCGATACCAAACTATATTTCCACGCTGAATTTCAGTAAGCCAATCACAAGCCTTAAAAACTTGTCCTACATTGTATAGGAATGGTCTTTTTTGTATTTTTCTTTTTATTCTTGCTTTCATTGTTCCTCCTTTCCTTTAAAGCATTCGATCAGTTCGTCTACAGTAGCCTTGTGAACGGTATCTATATTAACATCAATATCATTGTAAACCCAATAGGAAGAGAACTTGATTGCAGGACACATAATCCATTTATTCCCATCCGTAAACCATTGGTACTTGTCCGTATCATCCCTTAATGCAGCGATAGCCAGAAAAAGTTCTTCATTCGCTCCGCAATCAATAAGACCATCTATTTCTTTAAGACCATTTGTATCATAATCGTCCAATGAATAAACCGAATTAATTCCAAATACACAAGTAAATAGATTATGCCAACCTAAATATGGATTACAATAATAGCCAAGTTCTTTTAATCTATTTCTAATATTAGCAGTATTCTTGTGTATAAAACACTGTGTTGTAAATCCCATAATTATTCCTTCTTCCCAACTTTAACATATCCGTTTTCAATGCACCAGCACAACATATCGTATGCTGCATCAATGAGTTCTTTACTCTCTGTAATCTTTATAATAGACCTAGTATAAAGTTCCACATACAAGCACGTATAGCTATCTGCAAGTTTTTGGATGGTCAGCACTTCTTTGCCAATAAAGCAAGGCAGTTTATCGAGAATATCCTGCAAGGTGTAAGTTGTACGATAATAGTTGTAATTCGTATCAGCATCCAGAGAGGTTACAACCATGTTGTCTGAATCTGATTCATTCCACTCGAAACACATGCTCCCATCGCTCGTATCAAACCCAATCTTCTGCAAATGCTTCATCTGTTCAACTGATAACACCTGTTTCATTTCTTTCCCTCCTCCGTTTTAATCTCTGTTATTTTGCCACGACTGACAAAACACTGACCTATTCCCAAATCTAGTATGGCACAATAGTTATCATCTAAAAGATTACAACATTCTCGGGATAAAGAACATTCATTACAAAATCCTTCTGATGATTCATGCAGCACTCCATCAATTATTATTCCGTTCTTTACTTCCATATCTCAATCTCCTTTTTCTTTAATCCGTTTCAGTACATCCCTGTTGGCTTCGAGTATATCATCGAAAGACGGGATGGGCATCCACATGTCACACTCGTAGCCGTTCCAATCTTCAAATTCAAATCCTCCGTCTGTCGCAACGTATGGCGATCTCCCGGATGAAACAACGATATAGCCACTAACAATCGCTCCATTTGATACCATTCTGCAAAGGACAAGCTTGTTTGGTTCCGGCAACCGTTCATTAACACTTATCCAAGGAGATTGCTTTGACTGCCATTCGACACCTAATATAAAAGGACATTTAACATTTTTGCTACTATAATATCCATCATATGCCTGTGCATGATTAGGGCAATCTTGACAGCCCATTTCGCATTGTGAGCTTATTGCCGCTTCTTCTACTGTCTGTTTCATATCTTATCCTTTCCACCTATCCTAAAAGCATATACATTACTACTAGGAATAGATAATAAATTGTTGTTTTACTCATTTCTTTCTTTTGTTATTACATATTGCAATCTCCACACATATCCACAAGGCGATCAAATTCTTCTCGTGAGTATTCAACCCCATTAATTACGATTACCTCGCTACCATTTTCGTCAAAATAAACTCCATCATTCATTTCTCATTTCGTTTTACGCCTATTCATAAGGGTTTGTTTTACAGTAATTTTTATTTTCTGACATATTCAGTAGCTTATTTAAAGAATCATCTGAAAGAAGATGTTTGTTGCTAAAGTTTCCAAGCATTGAACGAGGTTCAATATTTTCATATCTCATAAATTTCTGTATCTCGTATATATGAAAAAGTAAACCTTCACAATCTACTTCATAGTATTCAATGCCATCGTCATTACTGGCCGATACTTCGTAACCAATCCATCCACCATCTCCAATATAAGTACTTATCTCAATATTACGGCAAAAACCGTAACTGATAAGTAATAGCCTTAATACATCTTTTCCACTCATATTCATTCCTGTTCCATTTTGAATTATTTTTTTATAACTACCGCCATTGTACTAATAGAAGTGCCACTCTCTTTAAACTCGCTTGCGCTGATTTCAAACACTTCTCCATGTACTTCTTTCAGCCAGTTGCGGAAATCAATACATTTCTTTTCCGAAGCGAATTTCCAGTGTTGACTGGTTATTGCTGCAAGCGTGCCGCCTTCTTCCAATCGATCATACATAAGCCTGACATGCTCTATATCCTGATTACCGGAAAACGGAGGATTTGCAATAATCTTAGTGTAACTACCTACACTGTCTTTGGTAAAGTCTTCATCAAGCAATATTACGTTGCTAAGGGTGTGAAGAAATTCTCTGTTTTCCGGCATCAGCTCATAACATTCAACTATTACAGAAGGACAAGCTCGGTGGATTGCTTTAATAAGCGCGCCACGCCCGGCACTCGGCTCCAGTACCGTATCATCCTCACGTATTCCCCCGGCAAGCATAACCAGCCAGTCGGCAACATCGGCCGGAGTCTCAAAAAACTGGTATTTCTGTTGAAGGTTACACCGCTTACCTTCTTTCAAGATGGAGAACACACGTTCCGGATTAAAAGGAAATGTGAAACCCTGTATCTTCCCACCTTGCCATGAGCCGCCGGCTTCTTCTATCCACTTCTTTGCTTCAGCATAGGATTTTTTGTTGAATTGAACTTGGGGAAGTTTGAGAACACCATCCACAAGAGTACAATGTTTCAATATCTCTTCCACGCTCCATTTCTTACCTTCATCAGCCTGTTTTTTCTTTTCGTCCGTTGAAGCGTCCGGCGCTAAAAGTGAAGATATTTTTTGAACAACTATGTTGCTTGCGTCCATGAAGGCACTGACGCAAGATATCGCTTCTATCAAAAAATCAGTGTCAACACACCCGGTATCGTCATAGATGTCTATCCCTTCGGTCATGGATGACAGTTCATTGAGCTGCGCTACACTACCATGTAACATTTCGATTAAAATCTTTTTTTTGTTCGTCATAACTTTTCTGTAAATAAATTCTTGTTGTGTCCACACTCCCGTGACCTAGAAGGTCAGCCAGTTGAATAACATCTTTGTTTTTTTTCAGGAACATCTTAGCGAAAAAATGGCGAAAGGCGTGTGCGTGCATCTTCCTTGGATCAATGCCGCAATGTTTCCCCCATGCTTTCAAGTGCTGGGAAAAGCCTCTCTGGGTCAACGGTCCGAATCTCCCTACCGCAAAAAGCCCAGTCTTACCATGTTCCTTAGCATAGGCTTTCGCTTCTTGCTGCAATTGCTTTTGGAAAAAAAAACGTCTGTACTTGTTGCCCTTTCCTTTTAATGTCACTTCCCCGGATATGATGTCTTCCCACGTAAACTGCTGGAATTCCGACAGACGGGCGCCCGTTGTTCCCAAAACCTTAATAAAGAAATAGTAATCCTTATTGTTTTTTGCCTTGAGATATTCCAACAGCCGGTTATATTCCTCCTCGATCGGCACATTGTTCACATCAAGCTTGCGCTTTATTTTGGGACGCTTCAGTTCTATAGGCTTCTTCAGCCATTTGGAAAATCTTTCTATTGCTGTAATTCGCAAACGGATGGTAGCGGGAGATAATTTTTCTTCTTCAAGACTTTTTATAAACCTCCTGCAATTATCCATGTTTACCTCATTGGCGTATTCGAAATACTTCTTCATGGATGTGTAATATATATAAACTGTATGAGAAGAGTAATCATTGTTGTCAGTCAGCCATATAATGAAATCATTAAGTTGTTTCTTGTTCTTATCCGAAATGACATCAAGTTTTTCCAAAGGTTTCACCGCCTTTTCCCTTTTTCCATATCCGATGTTGAGAAAGGATAATAGATCGCATATAGCTGAACACATTATGGAGTGACGCACCATGACATCTGCATTTTCACGCTTGTAATTCAAATAACCACGGCGGTTCACTTCTTTGGTCATCTCTAAAAAATCCGTGACATGCTTGATATATTTCCCGACAGTATCATAAGTCCTGCCTGTTGTGTATAAGTAAGAAATATAATCAGTTAATATCTTCTGCCTGTCATTATTCATAATCTTGTTTAATTAAATTATACCAATCATTGCTATCTTCAAAAAAACATCTGTATCCATTAGCCGTATGTTTGCCTCTCACTTTCCGACATATAGCACTGATCAAAGAAGGAGCCACGCCAATCATCTTACCAGCCATTTGTATCGAGGGGAATACTCCACATAATTTCTCATCCTTTATCAAAACAACGCTCTTTTTATTCATGCCTGCACCAGTCTTATGCCAAGCCCCACGTCCTTTAGACAGATTTTTTATACTTCTGGCCTTGGAACGTTTTGAATGATAAACCATTTTACGACCCTTGTTGCGAGAAACACAACCTTTTAGAAATCGTCCGGTAATTAAGTCTCTCTCAAATCGCTCAGGCGGTATATATAATTCACTCATTTCTAATTTGATTTACACTAATTCAATTATAGCCTTCTTTAAATTAACAAATAAAGGTATTGCTGACATGCCCCCATTGTAATCCAACTGTCTTAAAGATGGGACAACCTCTCCGTTATCATCAATTTCATAATCTGCGATATAGGCTAACTTCTTTGCTTCGGGAACCAATATCCTTTCATTGTTCCTTTCATGAGCCATGACCGTTATACAGACCTTGCTTCCAACAGGAAATCCTTGGTTAGATTCAATGTATTCCTTTTCCAACTGAATTTTCTGATTTTTCAATTCCCTTATTTTTGAATCAATATCATTTTTCTTTGTCTGAAATTCTTCTTTGTTCATTTTTTTTCCAAATTAGACATCACACATTTAATCACTTCATAAATGAAAATAGCAAGAAAAATAGTAGTCCATGGATATTGGTTTATCAGTTCATAAAAATCTTTCATAGTTTTACCTCCTTCCACTCACTTTCTATAATCACATGTTCACACTTATTACACCTATGCAAATAAGTTGGGAATGGTGCCGTTGTATAGTCCTCAACAGCTATTTCTATACTGCCACATTCCGGACATTCTATCTTTACCTCTTTGATACCGGGATAATCCCAAAAGGATAATTTGCCTTTCACGTCCTTAATTGGATTTTCGTAGAGAATAGGGTTAGCTAGTACCCAGTTATAAACTCCTTTCTCTGCCCAGATGGAAGGATGGTTTTGTACACAGTCTATTATCTCGACGCTTCCGATTATGGAGCCTGTACAAAAACTAAAATCTTTCCACTCTTTGTTTTCCGGTAATGCCAATAACTGCTCATTGGTAAGTATTGAATCATAGAAATTATCATAATTCAAAGGTTTACCGCTTGAATGAATCAGTACCCTCTGCCCTAAGTATTTCTTAGGGCAGCTCCAAGTACGGTTCTCAATGTCTTTAATACCATGGACTATCAAAGAGGCCCACGGCTGTTTTATGGTTATTGCTTTCATTTTTTATTGTTGTTCTTTAATATATCATCGAAAGACGGAATAGGAAGCCATGCCAACACGATACTGTTTCCGTGAGTCCATATTCCCTTTATATCTAAATTGTTGCTTCTACGAAACGTTTCTTTTTGAATATATGGTACGCCATAACCCATTGTCAAAACGAAGATTTTTTGTTCTTCTTCCGGCAACCTTTCTTTAACGTTAATCCAAGGCGATTGCTTTGACTGCCACTCTGCACCACATTGAAAATCTTCCATACTATCAGCATGACGTGAAACGTAGGTATCCGCGTCAACTTCTTTCAGAACGTCTTTTCTGAACTTCGTTTTATTAGTAGCATAATCGTATGCCGCTTCTTCTACTGTCTGTTTCATATCTTATCCTTTCCACCTATCCTAAAAGCATATACATTACTACTAGGAATAGGTAATAAATTGTTGTTTTACTCATTTCTTTCCTGTTATACGTTAAACTCAATTTTCTGTTGCAGTACTTCGTCTGCATAATATTGGTCAAAATTTTTATCGCTTATCCACCAATTAAACCCAAACTCTGCATCGGTAAAGTTACTATGGTTGAGATATCCGGCATCAATCAACTTTTGTATGGTCTGAATCCATTTACGTTTCGCATGAGGGAAACGCTGACAATCTCTTAACTTCTGCTTATAGTTAGACATTGGGCAAAGAATACATCCAATGCGCTTATAGCCTTCATCATACAACGAGCAATGCTCTATGCTATTCCCATTCAAAAATTGCCATACGTCCCTATCAGTCCAGTGAATTATCGGAGAGACAAGTATCTTATCCTTTCCTCCCACGCAAGTAACCATCTTCTCTTTGTGTTCAGAGAATTGGTCGAAGTTGCCGCTAAATTTGTGACCGCTTATTTCAATCTCTTCACGCTTAGATCGCCTAGCACTTTCCGCCTTTCGAATGCCAATCAAGGTAACCTTGCCAGCACCGGACATCTCTTTAAATTCAGCGCAACACCAACGGATTGTTCGTGTCGGAAACAAATGTTTCTTCAACGCCATATCATAGATAGACATCTTTGGTTTAATCAGTTCCACATTCGGGTAGTTCCGTTTCACAAATCGAATAACGTCTGGTGGGTCAACACTTGTAAGGTTCATGTGAGCCTTAAATTTCACTCCTGCCATTACTGCAAGATGGTAAAGGGCTTGACTATCTTTACCACCTGAGAACGCTAAATAAAAACCATTCTCTGGGTCATAATCAAGTGCCATTTGTTCACATTTGCGAAGCAAAGCGATGGAATAATCTATTTTAGATTGTAGATTCATTTCTGTTCGGGTTATTCGTTAATTGGCAGTTTCATAAAACACATCCATATTGTCTTGCTCTGCCTTCTGGTAGTATGCCCAAATAAAGGTTTGAACGGAATAACAGACAAAACCTCCGCAGCTTTTATCTCACTCTCGTTCCATTTGAATACAAGCGTGCCATTAGGCTTCAGGACGCGCATACACTCAGTAAATCCATCGTGTATGAGTGACTGCCAGTCTTTCGGCAGTTTTCCGTACTTTTTAGCCATCCATGAGGTTTCACCAAGTGTTTTCAGGTGCGGTGGGTCGAACACCACCATGTAGAAAGAATTGTCCTCAAACGGCAAGTTGGTGAAATCGGCTATTATATCCGGTTTTACCTCTATGGTTCTGATCTTATCTCTATCCTTGGCTGTTACTATCTCCGATCTCTTATCAACGAACAAAGCAAAAGGATTATGTTTGTCAAACCAAAACATCCTACTGCCACAACAGGCATCTAATATTATTTTTGTTTCACTCATTTCTAATCTGTTTTGAACCATTCCCCTGATGTCAGGTAAATGGTAATTATTGCTAATTAGGGATATTCAGTAAATGTCTCTAAAAAATAAGATGGCATATGAAGATGATAGGGCATGACCACTTCATATGCCATTCTTATTGCCATTTTTCCGTGCTTTCTCACATAATTCTATCCGACAGGACATGACGTTCCGGAAGAAGTCTGA